CCCTTTCCCTGTCCACGTTCAGACCCCCTGAAACTAACCAGGAATATCCTTGACCTTCCCGCGCCATGCTCAGTTGCAAGAGGTCGCCGACGAAGCGCGCGCCGCGGGCGACTATGCCCCGGCCGTCGCCGCGCTTCGGGCCGCCGAGGCACTGGAGGGCGAAGCCAAGCTCTTCGCCGACGCGGCAGCCTGGGCCGGCCGCCCGCGCTCTGAGCAGATCCGCCACGCCGCCGGCCTCGCGCTCGCCAAAGGTAGCTTCACGGCCTACCAGCGCCTCTTGGTTGACCTCGAGCGCGCCGAAGCTGCAGAGGCCAGCGCGGCGACCGCCGCCGACCGCGAGCTTGACGACGCGACCCCGGACGCTGTCCTGATCGCCGCCGCCGTTGACCCGCTCGCCGCCCTCCCCCGGCACCTCGCCGTCGAGGCCCTGCGGCAGCTCGCCGCCCGTCTCCACCTGCCCGCAACCTACGCCGACGGCACCCCGATCCAGCCCCTCGACGGCGCCGCATGACCGCAGGCCCCGACCACGCCGCAGACACCCCGCCTGCCGCGCCCAGCGCCGCCACAGCCGCGCCCGCGCCGGTGGTCGCCCGCACACACGCCGCGGCCCTGCGCGCAGCCCTGGAGGTGTCCACGGCCGCTGTAGAGCGCATGGCCGCCAAGGTCCGCCGGCGCCCGGGGCAGTACATCCGATGGCTGCCGCGGCAGCACCGCTTCTTGCTTGACCCGTCGCGCCGCAAGCTCATCCGGGCCGGCAACCAGCACAGCGGCAAAACCACCGTCGCGCTCTACGAGGTGATCTGCAGGTGCCTCGGGCGACACCCCTTCCTGTCCGTGCGCCAGCCCCCGATCCGGTGTTGGGTCGTCTGCGCCCGCGTAGACCAGTCGATCCCGATCCAACAGAAGTTCGTCGACCTGCTACCCGAGGGCGTCCTCGACAACCTCGACCGCTTCGATCCGGGTGCCGGCTTCCGAAACGAAGCCCGTGAGGCCGTCTTCAAGAACGGCAGCCGCGTCAAGTTCATGACCACGGGCCAAGACCCCATCGCCTTCGCCGGCGCAACGCTGGACCTCGTCCTCTTCGACGAGCCCCCGCCCATGCGGGTTTTCCACGAGGCCAACAAGCGCCTCATGCGCCGCGCGGGCGTGATGCTGATGTCGCTCACCCCGATCAACGCCGGCCCGATGGATTGGCTGCAAGCGCTCACCGAGAAGAGCCCGCCCGTCATTAAAGACATATGGGAACCCCTGCGCCCCGAGTCCTTCGTCCCCGTCGGCGGACACGAGCCGCTCCGCCTCGACGACGGCACCCCGCTCGACGCCGACTTCGTCAAGAAGCTCGAAGACGAGGGCGACCCCTACGAAAACCCCGTGGTCATCCACGGCGAGTGGAACCCCCGCGTCACCGGCCAAGTCTTCGAGCGGTTCTCCCCCGCCGAGCACGTCTTCGGCCAGTTCTCCCCCCAGCCCGGCGAGGACTGGCGCGTATGCGTCGGCGTCGATCACGGCGAGCTTGTGGGCAAAGAGTGCGCAATCCTCGCGCTCACCCGGCAGGCCCGCCCCGACGAGGGGGACGGCGATGTCGTCGTCGTCCTCGCCGAGTACGTCGGCGGCACCGACTTGACCATCGAAGCGGACGCCGAGGGCATCATCGCGATGCTCGGCCGCTGGGGCCTCGATTGGGGCAACGTCGACAGCGCGTGGGGTGACAAGACCACCACCGACAGCACGTACCGCAGCAAGGGAAACACCGACCTCATCGCTGCGATCCGCAAGGTGCTCGAACGCAAGAAGCGCGGCGCGGGCCGGCTGGTCACCAAACGCAACGAGTTCCAGCAAGTCAAGACCGGCGAGGGCCGCGCCCAAGGCTCCGTAAATCTCGGGTACAAGTACCTCAACCAGCGGATGCTGCGCCGCGGCCAGTTCTCTGTCCACGAAAGTTGCCGCACGCTGATCAAGGCGCTCCAAGAGTTCGACGGCCACCCAAAGCACCCAGGCAAAGACATCCTCGACGCGCTACGCTACAGCGTCAACGACCGCGTCTTCGAGGGCCGCCGCTTGGCCTACGTTCCACGTCTCGACGCTTCCCCGAGGTAGCCCATGCCCCGCTCCGTCCTCGCCCTCGCCCTGACCCTCTCCGCCTGCGCCCCCGCCGACGACACCGCAGGCGCCACGTCCAGCGCCCCTGCCGCAGTCCTCGTCGAGGTGCTCACCCACGACGAGGTCTTCTCCACCGATGCCGGCGGGGCCATCGTCCGCGGCGACCTGATCAGCGTGCACGCCTGCGCCGACGGGATCTGCCAGCCCGTGCCGTGGTCGACCACCGGCACCGTCGCCCGCCCCGAGATCGCCGGCGATACCTACCGCTTCGCCTGGGCTATCGCGCCGGAATAGCACCCCTCCCGCGCCTGTGCTACGCTACCCACGAGGTCACCCTTGGACGCAATCACCAACGCCGCCGTCAACGCAAACGCCGTCCAGGCGTCGATCCCGCTGCCCTCGGGCACCGCGGAGATCCACCGCGTCCAGTCGACCCGCGCGCGCCGGTCGATGTTGGAGGGGACGTGGTCGCGCCTGTTGGCCGAGCGCACCACCCAAGTCCTCGGCGCCACGCGGTCGGCCATGCAGGCCGATCCGTCCCTCAGCCTCAACCCCTTCAAGTCCGTCTGCCGCGCCCTCTCTGTCCTGTATGACGGCGCTCCAACGATCCAGCACCCGGTCGCCAGCGCCGAAGACCTGCGCAACCTCACGCGCAAGATCACCGCCGCGGGCCTGTGGCCGATGATGCAGCGCGTGCAGCAGTACGTCTTAGGCTTGCGGGAGTCGCTGGTCCACGCCGCCGTCGACCCCTCCACCGGCGCGCTCCGCTTCCGGGCGGTGTACCCCGACATGGTCTACGCCCGCGCCAGCGAAGACCGCCCCGACGAGCCCGTGCGCATCGAAGAACTGCGCAGCCGCTCGGCCGCCTACCTGCGATCCAAGGGCATTGTCGTCACCCCGAACGTGGCCAACGCTGAAGACGTCTGGACCGTCGACGTCTACGACATCAGCGGCCCCGCGCCCTTTCACGCCGTCCACCTGCTCGGCGCAAAGTCCGCCGGCCAAGGCTGGGCGTTGGGCGCCGACATCACCGCGCAGGTCTACGGCAAGGCCCTCGCCGCCGGTGACTACCCGTGGCGCGCGACCCCGACCCGTGCGGCCCTCGCCGCCGATCCCAAGGCCGAGGGCGCGCCAGTCATCCCCTACGTGCTCTACCACGCCGCCCCCAACGGGGATCGTCTGTGGGACCCCTACGAGTGGATCGAGATCGTCGACGGCACCCTGACCGCCGGCGTGCTCAACAGCTTCCTGCTGCACACCTTCGCCGATGCATCGTGGCCCCAAAAATACATCATCGGCGGGGCGCCCGCGGGCTCTGCCGTCACAATGGACACCGGCGAAGAGGGCAGCCGCCGCGCCTACGTTCCCTCCGACCCCACGTCGATCCTCGTGATCGAGCCCCTGCCTGCCTTCGTCGGGCAGCCCACCGCAGGCCAGTTCCAGCCCGGCGGCGATATCACCGCGCAGGAAGCCGTTCTTGGCAACATGATCAGCGCGCTCATGGAGTCCGCCGGTATCTCGCCGTCCGACGTCCAGCGCCTGTCCGGCAACGCCCGGTCCGGCGCCGCTATCGCGCTCACCAACGAGGGCAAGCGCGAGCTGCAGCGCCGCTATCAGGCCGTCTTCGAGGCGGCCGATCAGCGGCTTGTCCGCCTCTGTGCCATCCTGCTCAACCGCTGGGCCGACGGCACCGAGCTGGCCGCCGAAGCCGCGGGCGACCCCATCGCCACGCTGTACCGCTTCCCCGAGGGTGGCTACAGCCTGACCTACCCGCGAATCCCGCGCAGCCCCGACGAGCTGAAGGCACACCGTGAGCACGTCTTCGCGCTGCTCGACCGCGGCATGCTGACCGACGCCGAAGCCTTCGCCGCGCTCCACGACGTCCCCCTCGAAGTCGCCGAACGCCGCGTCGCCGAGCGCACCCCGCCCACTCCTGCACCCATCCCATCACCCGCCCCGGCCGCGCAGCCGACCCGTGCCACCCCGCCCGCCACCGAGCGCCCCGGCGCCCCAGCCCGCGACATGCTCCGCGAGGCCGTCGAGGACGCGCTTGACGAGATCGACGATGGGGGCGACCCGGCCGAGGCCCTCGCCAGCCTGCGCGCCATGATCGACGACGACGACGAAGACGTCCTCGACGACGCCACCTTCGATCCCGACGCCGAGCCGCCTGATGCCTAAGAGCGCCACCCCGCCGCCCGCCGTTGCAGCCGCTGCCCGCCGCGGGCTTGAGTTGCGCGCAAAGCAGCCCCCGTCCAACCGCGGCGGCACCCCCGTCGGCATCCGTCGCGCCGCCCAGCTTGCCAACCAAGAGCCCGTCAGCCTGTCCACACTCAAGCGAATGGTCAGCTTCTTCGCCCGGCATGAGGTCGACAAACAGGGCGAAGGCTGGGGCGTCGACAGCAAGGGCTATCAGGCGTGGCTTCTGTGGGGCGGCAACCCCGGCCGCGCCTGGGCTAAGCGCATGATCGCCCGCCTCACTCCCGCCCCGTCCACCACCCGCGACTAACCCCCCCATCGGAGAGCCCCGATGTCCGACGCCGATATGGTCCCACGGTCCCGCCTGAACGAAGAGATCGCCAAGCGCAAAGAGCTTGAGGCCGACCACAACGCCCTCAAGGCAACTCTCGCCACGGTCGAAGCTAAGGCCGCCGAGGCCGATACCCTGCGCGCTCAGCTCGCCACCGCGACCGCCGAGCACGACACCTTCCGCGTCGGCGTCGAGGCCGGCATCACCGACCCCGAGGGGCTCGGGCTCGCCCGCTACTTCTACGACAAGGTCCAGCCCGCGGAGGGTGAACAGCGCCCCAGCTTCGCGGACTACATGAGCAAGCTCAAGTCCGATCCCGCGTCCCGCCCCAAGGGACTGACCAGCTACTTCGCCGACGCCACCCCGGCCGCGCCAGCGCCCGCACAGGCCGCCCCGGCGCAGCCCCCGGCTGGCACCCCGGCCAAGCCCGCCGCGCCCGCTCAGCCCGCGCAGCCCGCCGCCCCGCGCAGCACGGCAGCCCTCCCGCCCCCGTCGACCGGCGCCGCCCCCGCGCCCGCCCCATCGCCCAGCGCCGCCGGCTGGACCCGCGAAAACATCGCCGACCCGGCGACCTACGCAGCCAACCGCGACGCGCTGCTCAAGCAAGCCTCCGCCGGCCTCGCTTCTCGCCTGGGCTCGCGCTAAACTTGCACCCACCGCGCGACCGTGCTACCCTTGACACGAAGGCCCACGGTCGCGCCGTGTAACAAATGCGTAAGGCCGGAAGAGACACCACTTCCCCCTTTCGCATGAGGTGCCCCCGTGGCCAACGAGATCCTCGCCGCAAGCTCTGACTTCTTGGTTGCCTCTGTCCTTGAGATGGAGATCCTGACCAAGCTCTCCAGCCTGATCAACCTCCGCGGCAGCCCCGCCCTCGTCGACTTCTCGCCGATGGCCAGCCGCGGCAGCCTCGTCCTGGCGATCCCCCTCGCCGGCTGGGACAGCCTCGTGATGACCGCCCCCGGTGAGGCGACCGGCGTCAGCAACACCGCGCTCGACAGCGACCAGATCACGCTGACGATCGCCCGGCAGGCCATCCAGCTCCAGATCAGCGACGAGCTTCTGGTCAGCAGCATGGGCGGCGCGATGAACGTCGAGCGGCTCGCGCAGGCCGCGGCCAGCGCCTACATCAACCGCCACAACGACCTGACGGTCGGCCTCTTCGGCGGTGTCACCGCGTCGGTCGGCACCAGCGGCGCCGACCTGACCCTCGACGACGTGGTCGACGCGACCCAGACCCTGATGCGGGCCAACAACACCGACAGCCTCTACGCGATGCTGCACGGCCAGCAGATGAGCGACCTCCAGAACAGCCTCCGCGGCGAGGGCGGCGCGCTCAGCTTCTCCGCCCCGACCGCTGAGATGATCGCCGCCAAGGGCAAGGGCTTCGCGGGCTCCTACCTCGGCGTCGACTTCTGGATCAACAACCGCGTCGCCACCGCCAACGCGGGCGCCGACCGGGCCGGCTGCATGTGGTCGCGCGGCGCCTTCGGGTACGCCGAGGCCACCCACCCCCTGTCCAGCCTCCGCGGCAGTGTCAACCCGCAGGTCGTCTCGCCCGTGCTCATCGAGTTCGAGCGCGCCGGCACCAGCGGCCTCAACACCGTGATCGCCTCCGCCTTCCTGGGTGTGGCGATGGTCGAAGACGCCCGCGCGGTCAAGATCGTCACCGACGCCTGATCGGCGCGCCACCCGACGGGCGGCTCACCCCGCCCGTCGGGCCTGCCGCGGGTCAGGCTCTACCCGCGCCCGTTTGTCCACCCCCCATCGGAGAGCCCCGATGCCGTTGCCCACCACCGCCCGCCGCGCAGCCGAAGCCCCGATCTTGGGCGAGTCTGTCGGCTCCCTGACCACCACCGAGCGCATCCGGCTGGACCCCTCGCCGGCGTTTGTGTTCTCGGCCTCGCCTGAGAGCTACGAGCTGAGCGAGATCGACGGGGAGCCCGTATACCTGCCCACGATTCAGCATCACCCGGCGAGCCCCGGCAGCAACGGCGTTGACAAGGCGGGCGGCTTGGGCCACCTGCAGGCCAACCTCAGCACCCGCGGACAGGTCCTGATCCAGCCGCACCAATGCCCCGGCCACCTCAGCGCCGACGGTCGCCCCGGCTACCTGCGCCGCTTCGAGGGCACGCAGGGCTTGGTCCACCTCGACGCTTGGGTGACCGTCGTCAAGGCGCCCGGGAATAAGCACGTTGCGCAGTCGACCCCCGCCGGTCAGCAGCTCTACCGCAAATGGCGCCTGTGGCTGATGGAGACCGGGATCGTCCCCTTCCCCACCGAGGACTGGATCCAGCGGTACGAGGACCGCCTCGGCGAGCGCGCCCTGCGCCGGGCCACCCAAGCCGCCGCCCCCGAGATCAAGGCCGAGCGCGCCGCCGAGGCCGACGCCACGCTCAAGAAGGCCCGCAAGGCGCGCCAGAACGTCGAGGAGGTCGCCAATGGGTGAGGACCAGAACGCCCGCCGGGCGATGGAAGAGACCACCCGCCGTCTCGTCAACGAGGGTATGCGCCCCGACCGCGCCGCCGAGAAGGCCCGCGAGAGCGCGATCCGCATCGACATCCGCGAGAGCGGCGGCACCCCTCCGCGCCGGCCGGACGCCGGCAACACCCCGCGGCGATAGCGCCGCGCCCGGTCCGACCGGGCGGGAGATACCCCATGACCGCAGGCCCCCTCCGCTTCCGCGACGCCGCCGGCGTTGCAATCCGCAAGCTGTCCGTCTGGACCGGTGCGACCGAGGCGCTCATCGCCACGTCCCCCACCGTCACCAGCGGCACCGGCGCCCCCAGCGCCACCGAGCCCAACGGGTCGATCTACCTCCGGACCAACGGCACCGCGCTGAGCACGCTCTACGCCCGCGTCAGCGGTGCGTGGACCACCCCCTCCCCGGTGTCGTCGCTGAGCGCCGAGATCACCGCCAACGGCAGCGCGCAGAGCACCGCCCACGGCCTGGGGTCGACACCCTCCCTGGTCTACGCGATCCCGTCGAACCTCACCGGCGGCCCCTTCGTGGTCACCTACGGCACCCACACGTCGACCGATGCCGTCGTGACCGTCACGACCGGCGAGAAGTACCGGATCGTCGCCTTCAAGTGACCTGACCGGCCCGGAGGCCAGCATGAGCGCGACCGCCTACCAAGCCCGGATGTCCGGCCCGACCCTCATCGAGAAGGGCCGGGATACCGTGATCACGCTGCCTGTCTACAAAGACGGCGCGCTGGTCGTGCCGTCGGCGGTCGTCGTCTCTGTCTGGACCGCCGCCGGCGCCTCTGTGGTTGCGGCCGCGTCGGGTACAGTGGTGGGCTCAATCGCCACCTACACGGTCCCGGCCGCGACCACCTCTGGCCTGTCCTACGGCGCCGACTGGCGGATCGAGTGGTCCTTGACGCTGTCCAGCGTGGTCGAGGTCTTCCAGACCGACGCCGCCTTGGTGCGCAACGCCATCCGCTGCCCGGTCACCGACGTCGACCTGTACGCCCGCGAGCCCAGCCTCAACCCCTCGGGTACGTCGCCGATCCACACGCTGTCCAACTTCCAAGCGTTCCTTGACGACGCTTGGAAGACGCTGCTGAACCGCCTTCTCACCGACGGGCAATACCCGTGGAAGATGCCCAGCGCCGCCGTGGTCCGCGAGGCCGCGTTGGCCTTGACGCTCCACCGCGTCTTTATGGCGTTCACCACGGGCCTGAACGAAAGCTACGGCAAGAGCGCCGACGTGTATCGTCGCGAGTACGAGGCCGCCTACAACGGCATCCGATACACGCAGGTCCTCGACCCTGACAGCCCGAGCCCCAACGGCCAGAAGGTCGCTGCCCGGCCAGTCTACTTCCTCGGCGAACCCAAGCGGCGGGGCTTCTGATGCCGCTGACCACCGCCGACCTCATCGACCGCCTGGGCGACCACCTCGCCGCCACGCTGCCCACTACCCCCGACAGCGCCCGCTGGGCCCGCTCCCGGTTCCTGCCCCCGTCGCTCGGGCAGGACACGGAGGCCAAGATCCAGCGGTGCTGGTCTGTGTGGTCCCCCAGCGCATCCCCCGTTGTCCAGACGCAGCGGCAGACCACCACCGAGGGCGTCCACGTCACCTCTCTGATCGAGGCCGGCTTCAGCTACGCGCTCCGCCAAGACGGCACCGCGGCCGACTTCACCAGCGCACTGACTGCCGAAGACGTCTTCCGCATCGCGCTTTTCAGCGTCGCCCGGACCACGCTGCCCCGCTTCACGATGCAGTCCGTGAGCCGCACTCTGCAGCCCGACGGGCGCACCCTCGTGATACTCTACACCCTGCAAGCCTCCCACACCGTCCCCCTGACCACATAGGAGCCGCCGATGGCCACCTCCATCATCCCCAAGCACTTCACGGACGGCTCCGTCACCTTCAAGGACGGCACCGGCACCCCTGTTACCCTCAGCGTTCCGTTCACGATGGGCGACTGTGCGATCTCGGGCCTCGCCCAAGACGCGCTCGGCCGGGCCACCAACGCCTACGAGACCCGGGGCGTCCTCGTCGGCCTGCGCCGCGGCGCCCGCGAGTACCCCACCTTCAGCATGTCGCTGATGCTCCCCGAGCTGAGCGACGCGACCAACACCACGCCGCTCGACTTCATCCGCAAGAAGGGGTCGTACGCCGCGAACGTGTCGACCACCGCGACGACCGGCGACGTGTACACCATTGACATCGTGGTCACCATCGAGGGCACCGACCTCGGCGACGCCGCTGACCACACCTTCACCCTCGAAGACGTCGACTGTCGCGCGGACTTCAGCGAGGGCGAGCCCAACACCCTGACGATCAACGGCACGATCTACGGCACCGTCACCCCCGCCTGATCCCCGTCCGCAGCCCCACCACCATCGGAGAGCCCCGATGTCCACCCCGCAGATGATCACCTTGGGCAGCGCCACCTACGCCGTCCACCCCCCGAAGAGCCCCGCGCGCGCCGCCGCGGTCCTGCAACTGCAGGGCAGGGACACCCCGCACGTCAGCCTCGCCGCCGCCCTCGGGCTCTGTGTGGACTGCCACGGGGTGGCATGGAAGGGCAGCGCCCAAGCCTTCGGCGAGGCCGTCTTTGACGCGCTGCAGGTGAAGCGGGTCACCTTCGCGGCAATCTGCGATGCGGGGGCGTCCTGCATGGAAGCCGTCGCGGGTGCGGTGCTCTTCGAGGATGAGGTCGCTTCGACCGAGGCTTTTACCGCAGCCCCGTAGGCCGGCTGGACTTCCAGGTCATGGAGGTCTGCCGCCTATGGGGCCAGCCCCCGTCGTGGTGGGAGACCCTGTCCCGCGAGGACCGGGTCAGCCTGACCGCGTGGTATCGGGTCCATTGCGACCCTACCAAGGGCCAACCCAAAGCACCCCCACCGCCCCCCTCAGCCCGTCGCCGGTGACGCATGGCCCGCCCGATCCAAGCCCGCTCGGGCAAGGTCACCATCGAGATCGACGCCGCGCTGCAGGCGCAGGTCGACGCGATGGTCCGCAGCATGGCTCCCGCCGTAAGCGACGCGCTGGACGCATATCTCGACAAGGCCGAGGCATACGTCCAGCAAGAGTACCCCCGGCCGGGTGATGCACGCTTCCCCACCGCAACCGGCAACAGCCGCGATGCGTTCGCCTACCTGCGCACCATCGAAGAGCACGGCGGCGGCGCCATTCTCAGCGCGTCCATCGAGAACGACGCCAGCAACTACGGCAAGATCAGCCGACTGAAGGCCACCGCCAACGGCTACCGTCAGCGCCTGCAGGCGGGTGAAGAGCTGACCCCCGACGAGCTTCGCGAGCTGCGCGTGATTGAGGCCCTCGAACGTCAAGGCGGCCGCAAGGCCCTGATCCCCTACGTGGTCTTCGTCCACCGCGGGCAGTACTGGCAAACCCTACGCCGGATGCGGAAAGACGCCGAACGGGCTATCGTAGCGTCAGCAGCGGCCGAGCTTCGCCGCCTCGCCGGAGGGTAGCCCGTGGCCGATACCGCAACACTGACCCTCCGCGCCGACATCAGCGAGCTACAGCGCAAGCTCCGCAGCATCCCCGACGAGGCCGGCGGAAGCGCGAAGCAGATGGCGGTCACGCTCGAGCGCGAGTTCAAGCGGGCGACCGCCGCCGCCGAAGCCGCTGCAAGGGCCAGTGCCGCGGCCCATACGCGGGCATCGTCTCAGGCGGCAGCGGCAGCCAAAGCGAGCAGCGCGGCGAGCATCCAAGCCACCGAAGCGGCAGCCAAGCAGCAGCGCGAGGGGCTCAAGGGCCTCGGCGAGCTGGTCGGTCTGCCGATGGACCGCATCGAGAAGCTGGGGCAAGCTGTAGGGCTCGTGAGTGGTCCGCTGGCCGCGATGGCCGGTGGAGCCGCCGCTGCCGCCGCTGCAGTCGGACTCGCCGCAGCGGCCACGGTTAGCCTCGTGCGTTCGGCGATTGACTTGGAGAAGGAGATCGGCCCGCTGCGAGAGCAAGGGCTCCTGCCCCCGCTCCCCCCTGGATACGCAGAGCAGTTGGAGGAGGCCGACAACGCCATGCGCGGCGCCACAACGGCCGCGCAAGCATTGGTGGTTCAGGTGGGCGGTGCGCTGGCGCCAGCGGTAGAGTGGGCCGCGGTGGCCGCCGGCGAGATGGTCAACAGCGTCATGGACAGCGGCGACACGCTTCGGGGCTTCGGTCAGATCATCAAATCGGGCGTGATCGTATGGCTTCAAACCCTCGCGGATTGGGCGCTTCGAATCCCTGCACTTTACGCCAACATGGCCGGGATCGTTGGCGACGCGCTTAGTTCCATCGGTTTCGGAGACATTGGTAGCAAGTTGAGCAAGGTTTCCGATGACTTCTTGGACTTCAAGAACAGCATCGGCTCTTCGCTTGTCAACGGCGCAATCGATGACTGGAACACCGGCGTCCTACTCATGGGCAGAACGGCCGACGTAACGGGCGGATCGATCAAGAAGCTGGGGGAGGCCCAACGCTCCCTTGGTGACAAGACTTCTGGCGCCAGCAAAGCATCGAAAGAGGCCGCGCAAGCATCCAAAGACGCCGAGCGCGCCGCCCGCGACCTCGCCAAAGCCTATGAAGACGTGGCCGCGATCACGGCAGAGGCGTCGGACTCGGGCGGGTCAGCAGAGTGGGATCTGTGGATGGCTGCATCGGAGCGGCTTGCGGTCCTCGATGAGATCGCCAAGCGCTACGAAAACCAGCCCGACCTGCTCGCGAAGACCGCCGCCGCCGAAGCTGCGGTGAACACGCAGCTCATCGATCAGATCCGCGAGCAGCGCGCAGTCGAGGCCGAAGAGCTTGAGAAGGCGAAGCAGATCCTGCATGAGCGCGACCTCGCCCGCGCGAAAGAGCTGGCCGATCATGACGCCGCCCTGCAGCGTTCTCGTATGATGAGCGCCCAGGCTGTCGCAACGTTCACCGGCGGCATCAGTGACCTGATGATGCAGCGCGCTGACGCGAACGCCGAACACGACCGGCGGCTCGCGCACAAGCAGTTCAAGTTAGGCAAGGCCACCGCTATCGCGCAGGCTACGATCAACGGTGCGCTCGCGGTTACCCGCGCCTTTGCGGAGCTTGGCCCTATCGCCGGCGCTCTCGCTGCAGGCGGCATCATGGCCGCCACCGCCGCGCAGATCGGCGTCATCGCCAGCCAAAAGCCCGCGTTTGACCGCGGCGGCATGATCCAGGGCGGCATGATGGCCGACCAAGTCCCCATCAACGCCCTGCCCGGCGAGGCCGTCCTCTCCCGCGGTGCCGTCCGCGCCGTCGGCGGCCAAGCCGGCGTCGACCGCCTCAACCGCGGCGAAAGCGGCGCCCCGCAGGTCGTTGTGGTCGAGACCTACAAGCACTTCGGCCGCTTCGTCAGCGACGAGCTTGGGCGCGCCGGGGTGCTCCAACGTGCTATGCTTGCCGGGCGCCCGGTCGGCGCTTTGGGGTACTGACGATGGCCACCGATACCGCCCGCCCGCAGCACCCCGCCCTCGTCGTGATGGACCCGCGCCTGGACGCCGCCACGGGCCCGTGGTCGTCGCAGAGCAGCTACACCGAGGCCAGCCCCCGCGCCGGCCTGCCGGAGCCCTCTGGCGCCTACCAGGGCAGCCTGCGCGCCAGCGGTCCGCAGACCGCCGAGTTCGTGACCCGCATCCAGTCCGCCGGCCTGCCCGGCTCGACCGGCACCGCGGCGACCTTCGCCACGTCCCCCGACGGCTCCACCGAGTGGATCGGCTGGGAGGGCCCCGGTGCGATGTCGCACTGGGAGGCCGTCAACTTCACGACGACCACGACAGACTACCTGATCACGCCGCACATCGTGACGACCCCCGAGGGCGCGCTGCTCGCCGTCGCCCGCAAGGGCGCAGGCATCGGCGCCGGGTCGTTGGTGGTCTACCGCAAGGCGGCGACCGCCACGTCTTGGGGCAGCGCGATCACCGTCAGCACCCGCGGCCTCGAACCCTTCTGCCCCTGCCTGTGCGTCGTCGGCTCCAAGATCCTGATCTTCGCCCTCGTCGAAGCCCCGGTCGGAACCGATGCCTACGTCTGGACCTTCTACAGCGACGACGACGGCGCGACGTGGACCGAGGCCGCCGCGCCCGCCAACGTGGACCGCACCACCGTTCAGGCCGTCACCGCCGCCGACGCAATGCGCCTGCGCGCCGCCTACGCAAACGGCCAGATCATCCTGCTGATCCACACCCTGAGCGGCACCACAAACACGACCTATCAGTGGGCAAGCGACGACCTTGGCGCTTCGTTTGTGCAGATCGCCACCCTGACTGGCGAGGGCTACGGCGATGTCGTCGCAGTCGGCGGGCAGTTCCTGGCGATCACCGGCCACTTTGTGTCTTCGTCGTACACCACGCGCATCCGGCGCTTTGGCTCCGCGTTCCAAGGTGCGTCCTCCGCGATCCTTGTCAGCGCAGTCGACGCCGCCAACGCGCTCGGATCGGTGTACCTCAGCAACACCGGTGGCCACGTCAGCCTGCACAACGGCTTCGCCCTCGTGGTCGACGAGGTCGGCTGTGTCTACGCGCTCGGCGTCCACTACACCTCCGACTCCGACACCCCCACCCAGCGGGGCGTGGTCGCTGTCAGCGAAGACCGCGGCCTGACGTGGATCCCCTGGGGTCAGGACACCTACAGCGCCGCCGACCCGAGCGGCTACGGGTACAGCGCGCGGTGGTTCAGCCCCGCCAACCCCGACAGCGGCACCCCGACCCCCGCGACCTGCCGCCTGCGCAGCCTCGCCGCCACCGCCCACCGCGGCCGGATCGTCGTCGCGCACAACTGGACCGCGCCCTCTTCGTCCTACGGCAACAGCCTGGGCATCGCCTACCTCGGCGGCCTGACCAGCCAATGCCTGCCCCCGATCAACCGCGGCGCCCGCTACCAGGACCAAGCATCCTGGGACTACGCATGGCATCCCTTCGCGGAGCCCAGCGAGATCAGCGGCATCACCTGGACCGAGACCGGCACGGCGTCCTCGACCCTGTCCGCCCCGGGCCAACTCAACCTTGGCACGCCGCTTGCGTCCACCGCTTTCGCGACGATCAACGACCCGCGCGCCGCCGACGCAACGCAGCGCGACAGCACCGGCGAGACGATCATCGTCGAGTTCGCGGCCGACGCGCTGACCAACCCGGACACCACAACGCAGCGGGTCAGCCTCAGGGCCCGCGTGGACGATGGCGCCTACGGGTATCAGGTCAGCGTGCGCCTCAACACCGTCGCGGTCGTCGTTTACGACGACGTCCTCGGCACGCAGCTCTTCGCCAGCGGCACCCTCGCCACCGGCCCCAAGCACGTCCGCATCGGCCTCGACGGCGCGACCGGCACCGTCAGCGTCTGGTATCGCCTGTGGGCCCCCGACGTGGTGCGCGAATGGACCCACCTCGGGTCCGACACGCTCAGCGACGACGGCGGCACGGTCGGCAATCACCGCGTGCAATGGGGCCAGTTCGAGGGCGCATCCGGCAGCGTCACCTCGCGCTGGTACTTCGTCGGCACGTCTTTCGGCAGCCGGAGCGGCTTCAGCAACGTCGGCACCCAAGCGCACTGGGACAGCTTCGACGCCGCATACCTCCCCGACATCCTTAAAGGCCGGCAGCTCCCCACCGTCCCCCGCGCCGCCTTCGCCGCATCCGAGGCCAGCCTGACCGGCCTGCGCGGCCCCTTCTACACGGGCCAGACGTGGACGATCACGCCTGACGCTACCTTCGCCGCCAAGCGCATCCTGCCGCAGATCGCCCGCTCGCCTCGCCTCGGCTGGCGCTCGCAGGCCGACAATGTGCAGCAGACCCTCGCCTTCCGCCTGCAGGCCACCGGCGCAGACAGCGCCCCGACCGCCCCGGTCATGGCGTGCATCCTCCGCGGGATCAACTGGCGCACCGGTGCAATCCAAGCCCGCGTCGGCGGGACGTGGACGACGCAAGCGACGATTGACGCGGCGATCTCGTCGACGGCCATTGGGTTCACCCGCAACGGCGATGTGCTCACCCCATCGACCTACGATGCCGCGCGCCCGTACTTTGCGACCGGCGAGCTTGCCGGATGGACCGCAGAGTTCGGCAACATCGCCGGCGGCATCCTGATCGCGAGGCGCAAAATCCGGCACAGCACCGAGGGCAAGCTCTCAACCGGCACCTACGGCGGCCCAGTCTGCCGGATGATCCTGTCCGGCGTCGCAGGCACCGAGCAGACCAGCGGCACGATGCGCCTATGGTCGCCCGAGATCGCCGTGGTCTTCCCCTTCGCCGCAAACGCCGACGGCTGGCGCATCCTCATCGACGCGCAGCAGACCGTCGAGGACTACTACACCCTCGGGCAGATGGTCATCGGCCCGCTCCACGTCCTCGCCGCCCCGTACTCCTGGGGCCGCACACAGACCACCGAGCGCGGATCGGTCATCGAGGTCCAGCCCGACCGCAGCACCTACCTCGCGCGCCCCGCGCCCACCCGCCGCGGGGGCCAGATGACGTGGGCCGACGGCGTCGACGAGATGCAGATGTGGGCCGCGTCGCCCGAGCCCGACTTCGCGGACTACGACGACAACGACGCCAGCAACGCCAACGCCGCCACGCTGCACAGCCTGACCGGCCTGCTCAACGAAGCGGACGGGCGCATGGTCGCGCTGCTCCCCAAGGTCACCCTGCCGATCACGACGACGCAGACAATCCACCGCCGCGCCGGCCTGATCGTCGGCACGGCGTCGACCACCGACAGCCTCGACACGATCCAGGGTGAAGAGCTGACCGATGAGGTCCATCGCAGCGGCAACCTGACGATCACCGAGGAGGTCTGACCGATGCCCCGCGCCGACGCCGACCTCGTATGGCTCCTGACGATCACCCTGCCCGGGGTGACCTACCGCCTGTCTACCCGCCCGCTGGCGATCACCGAGGCCAACGGGGCGGTCACCGAGTACAGCGGCAGCCTGTCAGACATCGACTTCGCCGAGGAGATCGACCTTCTCAGCGTTGCCCCCGCATCGCAGACCGTCGCCGTCGAGGGCTACATCGACCCCGCGCCCGTCGACCTCGCCACCCACGGCGTCGACCTGCGCGAAGCCGTGGCCCGCCTGTCCTACGCCCTCGTCGAGCCTCACCGCGGCTACGGCCTGCAGACCGTCGCCCACACCGACCGCACCGACGTCGCCGAGGGCCGCCTCGCCCAGCCCGCATGGGCCGATCCTGTTCGCCCCCCGGGCTGGTTCTCGGCCAGCGTCGAGGCCACCCCGTGGACCTCCCGGGTCCCCCTGCTCAGCCCCGGCGCGGTCATCACCGAGGCCGACTTCCCCGACGCCCGCGACGACGCCTACGGCTTCCCCTTCCCGTTGGTCGTCGGGCAGCCCGGAAGCACGGCCATTGGTCTCTTCTCGACGCCCGCCTACGTCATCGACACCACCGCGGGCGGACTCGCGCAACTCCTCCTGATCGCCGGCTACGACGTCGCTTCGGTCGGTGACAACGTCACGATCAGCGACGGCACCAACACCGAGGCCAACGCCGTCGAGCTTGGCATCACCCCTTCGGGCCAGCCCTACTACTACGTCGACATCGACGGCAGCCCAACGCTAAACAACGGCACCGACGCCGTTTACAGCGTGGCATGGTCCACCGCATCCGGCGTCGGCGGGGCATCCAAGCCCGGCCAGCCCGCGTCCATCGGCGAGGCGATCCGCTACCTGATCGGCCGCGCCGGCCTGCCCTTCGACGTCGGCGGGTCTGCCGCCGCGCTGGACTACCTGCGCTCCATCCGGTGCGACTTCTACCTGAACGACCCCGAAGTCTCCGCGTGGGATTACCTCGCCACCCAAGTCCTGCCGCGACTGCCGGTGACCCTGCGCTACACGTCCGCGGGCCTGCGCATCGACGCGCTCGACCCCGACGTGCCCCCCGCCCTGTGCACCGCCGCGAGCCCCGACGACGGATGGGTGCGCCTGTCCGCAGCGGTCTACGACGACGCACCCGCACCCAAGCGGCTCGTCGTCAAGGGTGGGCAGAACGCGCTCACCGGCGGCTATGCCCGGATCGTGATCATCAGCGGCGACGCCGAGGACATCCCGGCAGACCAGCCCTCTCTGCGCGCCGGCGTGGACGTGCGCACCCGCAGCCCGCAGGGTGTCCAGCCCACCGAGGAAGAGGCCATCGAGATCCCGTGGTGCCAAGACCTGTCGAGCCTCTACACGCTGGCGCTGTGGCGCGCGGGCTTCCGGTCCTCCCGCCCGGTGACAGTGACCTACAGCGCCCCCGTTCCGGCCGGCCACCTCGAGCCCGGTGCCCCCGTGGCGGTCACCGACCCCGCGCTCGGCTGGTCTGACCGCGTGATGTGGGTCCGCTCCAAGCGCTGGCAAGCCGGCCGCTGGATCTTCAGCCTCTGGGGTGTCGAGCGCGGCGCCTACGACACTTTCGCCGGGTAGACCACCCGATCCCCCTGTGTTACGCTACCCCTGCGAGGTGACCCTTGGCCGCAACCGTCAGCAAGTCCGGATCGCCCGGCGTCATCACCGACCGGATCGCACTGGGCGCTACCACCGGCAACGCGACCGCGATCACGTTCCCGCGCTGGGCCCGCGAGATCAGCGTGCGGATCTTCGCTTCCGACAACGAGACGCAGAGCGCGGGCTTCGTCTCTTCGACCGGCACCGACGGCGCGGCCATCGACAGCAACGGCGTCCGCGTCGAGCTTGGGGTGCCCTACATGGTCAACCCGAGCCCCGGCACCCCGGCGACCGTGCTCTACGTCAGCGCCGACAGCGCGAACGACGTGGCTCACGTCTCTGTGAGCGCCTGATGCCCCGCTTGCGCACCCGCATCGTCCCGCGCGGAGGGTCGGCCCTGCCGGCCCTCACCGCCCCCACCCCACCCACACAGGGCCCGCCCGAGCCCGTCGGCACCGCGTCCGTCAGCCTGACGTGGACGCACCCGACCGCCCCAGCCAGTGGCATCACCTATGCCCTGACCGCCACCGACACCGCGACCGGCGACCCTGTCACCCCGTCGTCGGGCAGCGGCCTCGGGCCGTGGGTCCTGCCTGTCACCGATGGGCAGGGGATCATCTGCACACTTACCGTCACCCGGACCTCCGACGGGCAGGAGGTCCCCAGCCTGCCGTACTACGCATCGGTGGAAGCCAGTAGCAGCATCCCCGGCGCGTGGACGAAGATCGGCGACGTCAACTTCGTCGGCGCGACCGCGCAGACCTTCACGACGACCGGCGACAAGACGGTCACCCTCGCCAACGCATCGACCGTCACCGTCAACGCGACGATGAGCGTCGGCACGATCACCACCGGCACGGCAGGCGTCGACGCCACCCGCGGCCTGATCGCCGACGTCCCCGGTGCGGTAGCCTCGACCGCCTACCGCCTGCGCGCCGCGATCCCCGTCAGCCCGAGCGTCGGCAGCACCGATGACGTGCTCGTCTTGGTGCGCTGGCGCGTCAATATGGCCACGGGCACCGGCCAGCGCGCCCTGACCGGCGTCACGATCGTCGGCGGCAGCGAGGCCAACGCCGAGTTCTCGGGTGCGGTGTGGCAGAACACCGCCGGCAACCTCGTGAAGCTCCAAAGCCGCAAGGGCATTTCGGTGGCCGACGTTGCCGCGTCGGTGCCCACCGGCTGGCGCGACGGCACAACGCTGGTCCAAACCGACGTGCGCGTCGTGGGCAAGGCCCGGACGTTGTTCGCGACCGGCGGCACGCGCAACCCGGACAGCGGATCGGCAACCTACACCGCTGACATCGGCGGCGACAGCAGCGGGCCGAACGCCGGGCTTGAGGCCCCACTTTTCAGCGGGGCGACCATCTACGTCCAGCTCTACAGTTGGAACGGCGCAGCGTCCGGCGGCGCGTGCTCGACTGCCATCGAGCGCATCCAAGTCTTCGAGCGCACCACCTCCCGCGTCCCCTGAGGTAGCCCATGCAGATCAGCAACCTGCGCGCAGTCACGATCAGCGACGAGGCCGGCGAGCGACAGCGGCCCGCCTTCGAGGGCCTGATCGACGAGCACTGCCCGGCGCTCTACAGCACCGACCCCGCCGTCAAGGACGCCGCCAAGGCCGCCATCGCCGACGTGATCGCCGACGCCATCGTCGCCAGCGGCATCGGCGCCCCGTGACCACTCCCGACCCCATCGCCGCCCTCGCGCTGCGCGACTGCGGCCCCAGCACCCCCGGCGCACCCGTGCGGGACCACCTGCCGGTGCACCTGTCCGCCGACGCGCGCGCGGTCTGCCTCGCCCGTCTGGCGCACGGTGAGGCCCTCTACGGCGCGCCGCTCGCCATCGGGTGGGAGCCCGCGCCGGTGGAGGCCATCCAAGAGGCCGCCGACCTCGTGGCCTACCTCGTGGCCGCGCAGGCGGGCGAAGGCAGGGTGCGGGATGCCGTCGAGCTTCTCAACAGCCTGATGCGGGAGGGGGCCCGCCGCCGATGACCCTCACGATCCGCGACCCCGACGGCGCCCCGGTCCGCGTCCTGCGCCTGCGGTCCCGCGACCTCATCGACTACGCCACCCGATACCAGCGCCGGCGCGGCGCGGTGGAGTGCTGACATGCCCAAGCCCGTTCCCGACGACGTGAAGCCCCTACTCACCAAGCTGATGCGCATCGGCGTCAAGGCAACCCGCTTCTGGGCCGGCGGCTTCACCGCCACCGAGATCGCCGTCCTTGCCGCCGACCTGATCGAGCTGGGCGCCGATCTCGCCGAAGCTGCGCGGGAGGACTGATGCCCAAGCCGTACTCCTGGGGCCCAACCTCCACCGCCCATCTTGAGACCTGCCACCCGCTACACATCACCCTGTGGCGGCGGGTCATCAAGCGGACCGATCTGCCCCACGACCTGTCGATCATCTGCGGCCATCGCGGCAAAGCGGCGCAGGATGCCGCGTTCGCGTCGGGCAACTCGCGCGTGCGCTGGCCGCGCGGGAAGCACAACACGCTGCCCAGCCAAGCGGTCGACGTGGTGCCGTTCATCGACGGCAAGCAGGAGCACCGCAACGCCGAGATCTTCAAGAAGCACGTCCCGATGGTCAAAGACGAGTGGGCGAAGATGGTCGCCGAGGGGTTGGTGCCTGAGGGTGTCACCTTGGAGTCCGGCGCCGATTGGGGCTGGGACTTCCCACACTGGGAGATCCGGGGTGTCTGACGTCATCCCGGCGCCGCGCCCGCGTGCTACGCTGCCCCCGATGCCCAGCCTCCCCGCCTACCTCCGCGGCCCCGCCCTCGTCGCCCTCTGCGCCGCCGGGGCCTGCCTCGCCTGCGCAGCCGCCGCATGGGCGCAGGCGCCTGACCTCGCGCCTGCGCTTCCCGCCGGGCCTGCCGCCGGGGCAGACCCCTTCGCTGGCATCGCTGCGGCATGGGGCCCGTCGGGCGCGTCGCTGCTTGCGGTCGCCGCCATCTGGAAGGAGTGGCGCAAGGATGTCGCCGCGCAGGCCAAGAAGATCGAAGAGCAGCAGGCCCTTTTGGCGGCGCTGGACAAGCAAGTCGCGCTGACACAGCAGTCTGTGCATATCGCCTCCGAGGCCCTGCGCCGGGCCGTCGACACCTGACCCTATCCACCCATCGGAGCCACCATGCCGAACCCCGACTTCTTCGGATACCAGCCCCCCAACGCTGACACCAGTCCGCGCCACGCCCGGATCGACGCAGCCGCCGACACCGCGCAGAAGGCGATCACCGCCGCGCTCGACGGCTTCATCGACGCCAACGCGCTGATGACTGGCGCTGCCGGCAAGCCGGGCCCGGCGCAGTACGGCATGATCAACAACGCCTGCCGCGACCTCGTCGCCGAGATGCAGGCCGTGTGTGCGCCGAGCGCCGACCTGAGCGCGGCGATCCGCTGCGTGCGACTGGCCCGGATGCACGCCAACAACGCGCTCCGCGTGGACGCAAACTGCTTCGAGCCCGCCGAGGACGCCAAGCACGCGCAGCTCCAGATCAAGCAGGCGCGCTTCCAAGCCAAAGCCGCCATCGCCCTCGCCCTCCCCGCCGAGCTCCCGCCGCTCACCTGACCCCTCGCCGCCCCGGGCGCCGGGGCCGGAGCCGCCGTGCACCTCGCCGCCCTGCCCGCCGCCGCACCTGCGGCAGCCCCCCGCACCGCCCCGGGCCTCACGCCCGTCGCCGAGCCCGCGCCCCGGATGAGCCCCGCGCGCCGCGACCTGCTCGCGCTGGCGCTCGTGGCCCTCACCGGCGCCGTCGAGCCCGAGCCTCGCCCCGAGCCGGAGGGGCAGACCCTGCGCCCGACGCAGGGTCCGAGGGGGCAGGCGTGACCGGCGCCGACATCCTCGCCGTGCTCGCCCTCGGCTGGGCCGGCGGTGTGGCGACCGCGTGCGTCGTGGTCGTCGCGACGCTGCCGCCGCGCGGTGTTTTCCGCGGCTCGACCACCCCGACCTACCCGCGCCCCGCGGCGCCACAACCCCGCGGCCCGGCCGCACAGGAGCCTGACATGGGCCGCTACGAGTCCAACTCCGGCAACGAAAAGAAGACCGTCAACGGGCAAGCCAAGACGCTGCTCGCGGTCGGCTGCGAGAACGCCCCCAACGGCGGCATGTTCCACGTCGCGATGGACTACGCCGAGGGCTTGACCGTCGCCGAGTTCGCCGACCTGCGCACTGCCGCGCTGGACTCGCAGGTCGCGCTGGCGACGTGGTGGGCCAGCCTCGTGTCGGCGTGCTCGACGTGGGCCGACCGCGTGGCGACCAAGGGGGCCGCCGCGGGCTACACGCAGGCGCAGTGGCGCCAGATGGCCCGGGACGCTGCAGCCGCGTGACCCTACCCCTCGGGTAGCCGCCGGTCGCCGTGGGCGCGCTCGTACAGCCGCGCCGCCGCCCACGTCACCCGCAGCACCGCCCACCACACGGGCCCGCTCTTGATCGCCGCCAGCGTCAGGAGCAGGCCCGATGCCTCATGCGCGGCCACCGCGGCGCGGTCGCTGAGCGCGCGGTCGTCGCTGCCGATGGGCACGCGGAGGGCGCGCACGCCGTCCCGCAGCGCGAGGAGCAGGGCCTGCCGTGTGCGGTGCGGTGCCACGCTCCCCCCGGGCGCACGTCCCCCGGGTGTGGTGGGGGCTCGGGCCTGGGCGGAGTCTACCGCGCGGCAGGGTCGCGCGGATTTCAGCGGGTGACAGGCTCCCACTGCTCCGCGTCAAACACGGGCCGGCGGTAGTCCTTGATGCAGCCGTTGCCGTCGACGTTGAGGATGATGTAGTCCCCATACCCACGGTCGCCGTGGCACAGGTAGGCATCAGGGACGTAGTAGCCGCTCCACTTGGCAATGTCGTTGCCTTCATCGTCCTGCAGCCAATACTCGCCCCGGTCGGCGACCTTGTAGTGGACAGCCGCCACCAAGCCGGGCGGCCAGTCCACAACGACACCGCGCTCAAGGTCGATACGCGGGCACCACTTGTCCCCTACCCGCATCGGGACGCGACCGCCCTTCTCCGTGTCGGGCGTGCCGTTGATGTCGGTGTCCTCCCAGTAGCGCACACGGGCCTCGACCCGCAGAAACACAGCGTCCATCCCTTACCCCCTCGGCGCCCCATCGGCGCCTCTACCCTCGCCCCACCACCCGCCGCGACATGCGGCAGGGGCGGGGGCTCACCCGCCGACGTGCTCGGTCGTCTCGGTGCACGGGTGCCGCGGCACCGACGCCACCCACTCGGCGCCGTCGTAGCAGCCCGGGAAGTACACGCGGCCGGCGGTCCACAACGTGAACGGCTGCCCTGCGGTCCCGCCATAGCCAGCGTCGAACACCACATCGAGCGCAGCATCGTCCAGCGTGCACCCCTCCACGTCCACCCACGACTCGCCGTGGTCCTGCATGACCGCGCTGATTTCCTTTCGCCACGTCGTCTTGTCACTGTCGCTCATCACGCCTCCCTGCCGGCCCTGCCGGCGCTCCTGTGTGTCCTCGCCGCCCGCCCGTGCCCAACGTCGGGCACCGGGGCGGGCTCGGGCTCGCTGTACGCCGCGCCCATGCACGCGACCGTGCACCACGGGGCGGGCCCGGGGCTGCGGTAGCGGCGGCCGCAGATGGGGCAGGTGGCGGTGATGGGCGCCTTCATGCCCACCTCCGCGCAGCCGCGGCCCAGCCGTCGGCCCAAGCGATGGCGTCGGCCTCCATCTTCAGCGCCCATGCCGCGCGCCCTGACCGAGTCGCCGGGTCGGCGCAGTACCCGCAGACCTCCGCCTCCGCATCTGCCCAAACCCACCCCCTCGACACCAGCACGTGCGCCCGCAGCCGCGCGGCCGCCGACGTGCGCCGCCCGCCGGGGCGGACCCGCAGGCGGCGGTGGTGCCAGGGGCGCGTCATGGCTGGCCCCCTCGGCGCGCGGCCGCAGCCTCAAGGGCGGCGATGAGGGCATCGGCTTCGGTGGGGCCGTGCCCGACGACCCTGCAGTCGATGCAGGCGCTCCACCACGACGACGTGGACGGCCCCGCCGGCGTGTTGCCCATCCACACGACGTGCATGTATGGGGCCTGCCACGCCTCGCGCACGGCGGCGAGCAGGCACCCGACGGTCGCGGGGTCGGCGAAGTCGGGCTCTTCGTCGATGTTCTCGTCGGCGAAGGTGACACCCGACTGGCTCGCCCACAAGCCGGCGCCGAGAACGCGGGCGCCATGCGTCGACAGCATCCCCGGCCGCCACACAGGCAGCCCCAGCGCAGCGCAGGCGGCGCGGTAGCGGGCGGCGGTCATGCGCCCTCCACGGGGCGCCGGCCCTCGATGACCCCAGCGGCAGCGCGCAGGGCGGCGGCACCCCGGCGCACGATGGCACCGCCGTTGATGCGCCCGCGGCCCATGTTCTCGCTCGCCTCCGCCTCATCGGCGACGAGGTCTTCCGCAGCGGCGAAGCCACGCAGGGCTGCCACGATGGCCGCCCGCTCAGCCGCCGCCCCCTCCGCCCGCGCGGTGGCCAGCGCGGCCTCGGCGACGTGCGCCCCGTTGTACAGCTCGTGCGCGAGAACGGCGCCGGCCGCGTCGGTGCGGATGAGGGTGCCCATGCACATCACGCAGGCGCCATCGGCATCGGGCCCGGCGAAGTGCTCCGGGCCGCAGTGCGGGCAGGCGAGAACCAGCGCGGCCTCGGCGGCCTCGGCGCGGGCGCGGAAGTCACGCAGCCGCGCCGCGATCATCGGCAGGTCCTCCATCGAGTACAGCTCGGCGGCGGTCTCTTCGGCGCCCGGCGCGGCAGCGATGGCGGCACACTGGCCAGCAAAGGTGCGGTACTCGCGCAGCATCCCCTGGGCGAAGTCATCAACGGTCGTCATCCGCTCACCTCCCACCGCGCCACCGCGCGGCTGCAGCCATTCGCCAGGGCCAGCGCCCCGGCCGTCGTCACCACCACCGCGCATGCCACCACGGCCCAGCGCAGCGCCCAGAGCAGGCCAGCCTCGTCGTCGGAGAGGGCGGTCACTCCTCACCCCCAGCGTCCTCGTCGGCGCTCTCGTCGCCGTCGCTGTCGTCGGCGCTGTCGTCCTCGTCGAGCGGTGTGCCGTACTCGTCGCACAGCGGGCGCCGGGCCGCGGCCCTGCTCTGGCGGGCCTCCCACCACGCGGGCGGGCCGTCGTAGCCCTCGGCGCTGAACACTCGTCCCATGCTGTCCTCCAGGTGGCACCTCTCACGGCGGGCGCCGGGCCGGTGGTGGTGGGGCAGGGCTCAGACGATCTTGACGTCCAGCCGCTCGCAAGCGTCGTACACGGGCAGCACGTCGCAGCCGCACTCGTCGGCGATGTCCATCGCCTCGGTAATCGTGATCATGCGCTCGCCGCCGACGCGCTCCCACTCGGCGACGGCGGAGAGGATGGCGGCGGTGACGGCAGTCTTGGTGGTAGCAGCGTACATGGTCGGCTCCTGTCGGTGGGGCGCCGGCGGACTCAGCGCCGCCGGACACACAGAGCCTATGCGACCACGTATGGACGTGCAATAGCCGCCGCACACTTTCAGCTAAGAAAGTTTCTGCGCCCCGAGATCACGCTTCCGCACGTCGATCACGGCGAGCCCCGTCCTGGCGATCACCGCCTCGACCGCCGGCGTGGGCCACCCGTGCGGCTGGGGGCAGGACTTGCGCAGGTGCTCGGCGATGACCTCGGCCTGGGCGCCCTGCCGCATCCAGAACCTCGCGACCTTGACGGGATCGGCGACAGTGCCGTAGGCGTTGGCCTTCTGCGCGCCGTCGCGGGAGTCGATCAGCGCGTCGGCGGCCTCCCGCCCGATCCGCCGGGCGACCCGGAGCTGACGGGTGCGGGCGATCACCTGCCGCTCGGACCGGTGCGGCAGCGCTGCGCACAGCTCGGCGATGGGCCGGCCCTCGAGCGCGTACTCGATGAGCACGGCATCATCGGAGGGGCCCCACAGCGACGGGCGCGGGCCGCCGGCCTTGGAGGCTGCCGCAGCGCGCGTGTGCGGCGGCGCGGCGTGGTCGGCTGGGGGCTCGCCGGGGGTGCGAGCGTGGGGCGGGATTTTGGTCGGCTTCCCGCGGTAGACCCATGAACTCCTTGGCATCACCCCTCCTTCGGCGCCACCGCGCCATATGCCGTCACCACGTCTGCCAAGACCGGAGCACCGCGCCCGCCCTGCCTGTACCGTTCCCGCAGCGCATCAGCCCGCGCCAGGGCCACCAGCACCGCCCCGGACGCCACCCCGCCGGCCATCGCCGCGACGGTCTGCGCGCGGCGGCGGGCGGCGACGCTGGCCTCGGTGACGACGTCGTCGCTGCCGTAGCCGGGGGCGGTCACGATGCACCGCCGGCGGGCAACTCATCAGCTTTGCTTACAGGTTCAACCGGGGCGAGCTTCCGCACGATCTCCTCGGCGAGATCGAGCCCCCGCAGGCGCCCCGCGCCGTAGTGGTCATCATCCACGAGCCGACTCTCCAGGGCGCTGTATCGCTTGTCAAGGGCTGCGCAGGCATCGTCAACCGCCCGGCGGTAGCCGGTGGCCTCGCCCTCGGAGCGGGCCGCGGTGATCATGCCGGCCAGCGCCTCGGCGAGGTCCGCCAGCCCGACCGGCGTGAATCGCACCGCGCTGACCTCGCCCACGGTGTCGATGCTGATCGCGTCCATAATGGCGCGCAGCGCGTCGTCAGCGTCCATCACACACCCCCCTTCGCGGCCCACGCCGCCGTGATCATCGCCATCGTCTCCCGCCGCTCCCGCTCGGGCAGCGCCCCCAGCGCCCCGGCCAGCGCGTCCGGGTCGAGGCACCCGGCCAGGGCCCGCCACGCGCTCGCGGACAGGCGCGGGGCGTCGCGGACGTGCTCGACCCAGGCGGCCCACGTCAACGGGAAGGCGTCGGCGACCACCGCCGCGACCTGCTCAGCAAGCAGGCGGGTCTCGCGCTGGGCGTCGGGGGCCGTGCGCAGGCGGAGGAAGTGCAAGAGGTTGTGCAGGTCGACCTTCCAGACGAACGAGGTCATCGTGGCCAGCGGCAGGACGGAGCGGGCCTGCTCGCGGCTCACGCCGATAGCTCGCAGCGACCGGTAGTAGGTCCGCTGGTTCGTGAGCGCGAAGCGCATCGCCTCCGCTGCGGCCTCGGGCGCCTTGACCACCGCGCCCCGGCCCTGCTTGCTTGCGCCGGGGTCCGGGTCGGCGCAGAGGTCACCCAAGCCCGCCGCGGGCATGATCTCGGCGTCCGCGGCCGGCTCAGTGTAGCGCAGGCTGCGCTCGTTGACGCTGGCCGTCCGGTGCCGGAGCCACTGCCGGGCCACGAAGATCGGGGCCTCGACCTGGAACACCAGCTCGGCCATCTCAAGCGGCGAAGTGTGGCCGTGCCGCACGAGGTAGCCGATCAGCTTCGCGTCGGCATCGGCGCCGCGGTCGGCGTCCTCGCGGCCGTAGCTGACGCGGGCGGCCCGCGAGATCGAAGCGTCGGTGCCGCAGTAGTCCCGCAGGGTGATCGCGCCGATGTGGGGTACGGCGCGGCGGACGCCGAGGTGAGCCTCAGCGCCGGGGTTGATGGGGCGGAGGGTCATCACAGCACCTTCTTCGCGCACACGGACAGCACCCGCGGGCTGACCACGATGGGCCGCGGCAGGCCCTCGCATTCGATCAGCAGCCCGGCGGACACATCGTGCCCGTCGTGATGACGGTCGCAGCGGGTGATCACGGTGCCGGCCGCCTTGCCGCCCCACGTCGGCCAGAGGTGCAAGGCCGCCGCATGGCGCGCCACGTCGTCGGGGTCGTTGACGACGAAGCGGTCACCGGGCGCCCATCCGGCGTAGCGGTGGTGAGCGACGGCGTCCGGGGCGAGCAGCGCCTTGGCCCGCAGCGCGTCGAGGTGCGCGGCCTCTTCGCGCTCGACGCGGGCGGACTCGCCACCGGGCGGCTCGGCGAAGTCGCCGGGCTCGGGGAAGGACTCGGCGGGGCACGGCAGGCTTGCAGCCTCGCGCAGCGCGTCGTTGAGCTGGTCGCGCAGCGCCTCGGCCAGTCGGTAGCCCTCGGGCGTGCCAGGGAACACCAGCGCGCCGGCCGGCCCGCTGTCATCCCAGGCGATGACCGGCACGCGGTCACCCAAGATGGCGCGGGCGACGGTGGCAAGGATTGGCACCAGCGGCGCCATCTCGAACACAAGCGACCACGTCGGGGCCAGGTCAATCGACCGAATCAAGACACGCTCCATCCCATCCTCCTATCGGTCGCACTCAGTCACCCGCCGACGTGGCAGGCGTGCACCCCGCGCCGCGGTGGCGGCGGCGACCGTGCGGGGCAGGCCCCGGAGGGCCGGGTAGGTCAGGCGCGGGCAGCCTTGCACCACAGATGCCACTCGCCCAGCGTCAGGTCGAAGCGCTCCATCACAGCATGGATGTTGGCCTCAATCCGGGCCGACAGGTCCGGCAGGCCGCGGCTGAGTCGGCTGTTGCTGTCCTGGCAGTTCTGGATGGCGATCATGATCTTGAACCCCTCGGAGTGCCGCTCCGGGGTCATGTGCTCGCGAACAGTCATATCGGCGGTGGCGGTCATGGTCGGCTCCGTTGTCGGCTGGCGGCTTGCTTGCCGCGCCCTTCCGACACACAGACTCTATCGGCTCCCGCTGTAGCGTGCAATAGCTCCTGCGCACATTCACCGCAGAAAGTTACAAACGCCGACCGTTACGCCGTTCTCGCCGCCTGCCACAGCGCCACCCCGAGCGCCTCGCCGAGATCGACCGGCAGATCGGCACCCGATGACCCGAGCGGCAAGCCGAAGCGCTCAAGCAGCCCCATCGGCCACCCGCCGGCGAGCTGCGCCCCGAGGGCGCTGGGGCACGGCTTGACGTCACCGGCGGCGCTCCGCTTGCGGCGTTGGCTCGGGTGAGGAGCGGCCACGGCGCGCCACTCTGCGGGCGCGGGCCGACCGAGCGGCGCGCTGATCACGTCGGTGATCGGCCCGGCAACCAGCCCGGCGAGCCACGCCACGCCGAGGCCGGCGGCGGCGAAGCGCCCCGAGAACTGCCGCTCGCAGGCGGCGTGGATCGGTAGGGCGGGCGCGTCGGGGCCTGTCTCGTCTGCCGCGCTCACGGCGAGGATCGCGAGCGTGACGCCGATGCTGTGCAGGCGGATCGGCGCGCCGGCGGGCCGCGGCCACCACGTCGGCTCGTACACGGTCCCGGCCTTGCGCTGGCGCTCTTGCCAGTAGACCGCGGCGACCAGCGTCGGCGGGCCTGCCGTGCCGCAGCGCAGGATCACCGCGGCGCCGGTCGCGCCGGGGTCGATGCCGATGACGATGCGCGGGGTCTGCCCGAACGTCAGCGGGAGCAGGGCTTGCGGCTCGGCCTTCGCGCGGGGCTTGGGCGCACGCTTGGGGCGCGTCGGCTTGGCGGTCGGGGGCGCGTCGGCGGGCGCGTCGGGGCCCGGGGCGGCGGCCTTGGGGGCGCGGCGGCGGGCAGGGGCGCGGCGGGGGAGGGCGGCGTCGGGTAGGTCGGTGGGGGTGCGGCGGCGGCGGGTCACGGCTCACACACGCCGACCGCGCCCCCGTGTGCGACCATGTGCGCGTCGATCACCGCCCGGACGATCCTGCTCAGCGGCGCGCCGGACCGCTCGACGAGGGCGAGGATGTCGGCGCGGTAGTCCTGCCATTCCGGGCCGCCGAGCTGCACAATGTCAATCGGCCGGACCGCTTCGGCCTTGACCCGCACCGGCGCGTCGGTCGGTGCCGCGGCCGGGGGCAGGGCGGGCAGGGCGAGGCGGCCGGCGGTGTCGAGGGCCGAGCGGGTCCAGATCGACAGGAGCGCGGCGGTGCGGCCCGGGAGGGCGCGGTCGGCGGCCAGCGCGTCGAGGTAGGCCACGCGGGCGCGGCCGATCTGGACGGACGTGGCCTGATCGCGACGACGACGGGCGGTCGGGGTCTCGGGCTCGGCCTCGACGTCGGGCATGGGCAGGTCGATAGGGTCGGTCATCACAGCCCCCAGTAGTGCCGCAGCAGCGGCGCGGCGGCGGGCGCCTGTAGCGCGCAGAGGCCGCCCGGATCGAGGGCGGCGAGGACAGCATCCCGCGCAGCGACGTCATGGAAGTGCCGCGCCCACGCGGGGATCGGCAGGCCGGCCTTCTTGCGCAGGGCCCGGATCGAGGCGGGCGACGCCCCGATCACGGCGGCGAGCAAGCGGTCAGGCACGCGCCCGGCCAGCGCGGCCAGCGGGTGCGCGGCGACGCCTCGGGCGGGGCGGGCGGCCTTGGCCTCGGCGCGGCGGGCGCGCTCGGCAGGGTCAAGGGGCGGCCGGCCCATGCGGCGGGGCGCGGCGGCCGGGTCGGCGGTGGTTGACATCGGGGCTCCGGGGACAGGTGCGCCCCGAGCGTATCGCACGGGGCGGAGGGGTGCAATAGGTGTAGGGGTGGAGATCAGAACGGGAAGCTAAAGGCTCGCCGGTGCAGCTCGGTCATCATCGCATCGTCGTCGCGGTAGATGGCCCACACCCAGGCGCCCGCCGTCGCATCGGTGGGCTCGCGGTACTCCTCGCGGATCACGACCTTTTCGACGTCCCAGCCATGCGAGACGACGTGCTCGGCAGTCGTGATCAACTGGGAGACGTCGGGGCGGGGCGTGCCGCAGACCGGGCGCGAGGTCAGGGCAGCGATATGGCGCAGGGCGGAGAGGATCTGGGCGCGGCCGGTGGCAACCGCCGCGTGCGCTGCGGCGAGGCCCTCCAGGGTTGGGCCGGTGGTGGCGGCCGTGCCCTCGCCGGTGAGGAGGGCGCGCTCGGCGGCGGTGGTGAGGGCTGCGGTCTGGGCGGCGGCGATGCGGTCTGCGAGCGTCATCGGCCGCACCATCGTGCGACGGCTTCGGAGACGCGCTCAGCGAGGTGGTTGGCCGCCGACGGCCATTCGCTGAAGTTGCGGTAGTAGCCGTCCACGTCGACGCGCACGGAGCCCTCTTCGGTCCCGATGCCTGCGTCGATGCCGGCGGCTTTGGCGACGCGCAGGGATGCGAGGATGGATGTGCCGATGTTGTCGTCGGCGTCGTGGTCAAGTGCGGGCATGGTCGGTGCTCCTGTCGGGGCGGGCGCGCCGGAGCCGGGCGGCGCGCGGGGGTCGGCGTCCTCGGCGCCGGGGCGGGCTAGTACCAGCCGCCGTTGCACTCGCAGGTCAGCGCGTTGTCCATGAGGCCGCCGTTGCAAGCGGCGTTCTTGGGCGGGGTGTAGAGGCCGAGGCTGATCGCCAGGGCCAGGAGGGCGCAGGTCATGGGGGCTCCAGAGCGCGCCGAGGTCCCGGTCGGCGCGGGGTGGGTGGCCGCCGGGGCGGCGGGGAGGTCAGATCACCGTGTAGAAGTCCATTGCGGCCCCATCTTCGTCGGCCGGGTAGCGATCGGACGGGGCGAGCTTGGAGGACAGGTGCGCCGCAACGAACGCCTGCAGGCGGTCAAGGTCCGCAGCGTCACCCTCGGCAGCGAGGAACAGCCCGCGAGAGATGTTTGACTCAACCTCGATGGTCAGGTTGGCGCCGATCTCGCGGTTGATGACGGCGACGATCTGCGAAGCGATCAGGGCGAGGGCTGCGGTGCGGTTCATGGTCGGCTCCGTTCGGTTCGTGGGCGCCGGAGGTCTCAGCGCCCCCGACACACACAGCCTATAGGACCGGGCTACAGCGTGCAATAGCCGGCGCACACATTCTGCAAAGAAAGTCCAGAAGGCGCGCGCCGACGTGCATCACATCGCCCGCAGGCGTTCCAGCGCCAGCTCGACGAGGCGGGCCTGGGCGCCCGGGGCGAGGGCGGCGGCCGGGGTGAGCGGGCGGCCCCGGGCCTCGGCGCCAGCGCGGGCGCCGACGACAGCGCCGGACACAGCGGCGTGGAGGTCGTCGCTTCCGGCGGACAGTCCGGCCCCGAGCGCAGCGGAGCGCAGTGCTTCCCACACAGCGTAGCCCACGTCATCCCACGTCGGCTCCGCGGCCGGCGCAGGCTCGGCGGGCGCCTCAGTCTGCACAGGCGCCTCAGGCCGCGCCGGGGCGTCGTCGGCGGGCCTCGGGTCGGCCTCGGGCGGCGGCGCGTCCTGGGGCGCCTGGGGCGCGGCAAGCGGGGGCTGCGGGGCGTCGGGCGCGGCCTCGGCGGGCGCGGGCAGGGCGCGGACGGGTGACACGGGCGACGCGAGCGGCGCAGGGAGGGCAGGGGCGGAGGGCGCGGCGGCTTGGGCGGCCTGCCACTCGCGGAGCCCAGGGATCGGGATGGGGGCCTGGGGGAAGCCGCCGCGGTCGCCGATGATCGAGAGGGCTTTCGCGCGCGCCATCGCGACAGGGTCGGTCTTCCACGCGCCCTTCTCGCCCTTGCCCTGGGCGCGCTGGCGCCGGTCGTCGATCTCGCCGGCCGAGACCCAGTGCATCTTGCAGGCGCCGGAAGCGTGCGAGGTGACGCTGACGACGACGCCGCGCAGGTCTTCCCACTTTCTCGGGACGTTGTCGGGGTCGCGGCGCAGGGTGGCGACGAGGCCGTCTTGGCCCATCTCGAGGATGCACGTCGGGCCGACCGGGACCGTCTCGACGTCGGCGCCGGCGGCGAAAGCCATGCGCACCCGCCCCACCGGCGTCGGGCGACCGGTCAGCGCGCGGCTCTGGGCGTACAGGTAGCCGGTGCCGGTGCCCAGGGCGCCCGGGAGCAGGCCAAGCCGGGCGAGGTACGCCACCGCTGCGAAGACCGCGCCTGCGCTGGCCTTGCGCAGCGGGTCGCCGGGGGCGTCGCCACTGCCGCTCGCCGGCGCGGCAAGCTGCGCCTCGACCGCGCTGCGCATCGCCGTGGCGAAGGCGGCGACCGGCGGGGGCGGGGTGGTGCCGCGGGGGTAGCCCAAGGCGGCGCATGTGATCGCGAAGACAGCGGTAGGCAGGCGGTCTTCGGGGATGGGGTAGGACAGATCGGGGCGGTCGGTCATGGCGGGTCCTGTCGGCGTGGTGGGTGGAGGCCGGCTTGCGCCGGGCGCGCCGCGGTGGCCCCGCGCGGCGATGGGTGGTGGGCCCGGGGCGGCCCGGGGCTACCAAACGAAGGTGATCTCGGTGTAGCGGCCGCAGTCGTTGACGCGAGCCTTGGGCTGCGTGGACAACTCGGCGATCAGGTCAGCGTCGGCGGCGCGGTAGCCGATGAAGCCGTCGCGGGCGGCAAACTGCGCGGTCTTGCCGGCGACGGTCACGGTGCGCCAGCCCTGCTCGCCGGTAGCGGTGATCATGCGGGCGGCCTCGCGCAGGGCGGAAACGCTGCTGTAGGTCCGCACGTTCGCCATGTTGACGATGTCGGACTGCCGGGCAGCGTTGCGCTCGTCGAGCGAGCGGCGGGCGTCCGTGCGGGCATCCGCAACGCGGCCGGTGCCGTTGCAGAGGTAGCACATGCCGCCGGCGCGGTGGCGGAAGCAGACCAGACTGCCGGAACCGAAGCACTTGGGGCAGGAGAAGGTCACGGCAGTCTTAGCGGCGGCGTTCATGGTCGGCTCCGTTCGTCTTGGCGTTTCGCGCCGGGGCTCTCAGCGCCCCCGGCGCACAAGTCATATCCGCCCCTCCCCAGACGTGCAATAGCCGGCGCGCAGAAACTTGAAAGAAAGTCCCTGCGCGCCGACTATCGCGACCACGTCGGCGCTTTCGCTACCTTGGTACGGCTGACCAGCCGCGCGCGATGGCTGCGGACAGCGCCCAGGGCGGCACCCATCGCCGCTTGCGCTCGGCGACCACCCCCTCGCGGAGCTGCCGTGGGCGGCTCTCGCAGGACCACTGCGTCGGGCCGTCGCGGTCGCCGGGGCGGATGACCTCGATCCAGCCTGCTGCGCGCAGGGACGTCCCTGGCTCGGACTGCAGCGTGTAGGTCACGATGGGGGTCCCGTGCTGGGAGTCGGCCCGCGCCCAGCGCGCCGCCGCGCCCAAGAGCGCAGACGCGCACCCGGGGGGGGCTCCGTCAGGCACGATGCCGCGGGTGTACTCGACCCACCCTGCGGCATCCAAGACCCGCGCCACCGGGCGCCCCACGATGCCCCAGGCGCACGGCTCACCCGGGTCGGCGCCGAAGAGCGCGGGTTGCAGTGAGGGGCGGTCCAGGCGCGACACCTCAAGACCCACGCGCCCGCCGACGACGACCGGCAGGTGCCGATGATGCTCGGCGCAGCGACGGATGCACTCGCCGAGATCGACGGTGCGGACGATGAGGCGGACGGCGCCGGGCGGTTTCATGGGGTGATCCTACAGGCCCGCGAGGATGTCCGCGAGCAGGTCAGCATCGGCAGCCTGCAGCGCCGGCGCATCGGCTGGCCCGGCGCTGTCGTCGCGGTCGGCCCAGCGGGCGGCGAGGGCGCCGACCGTCACGCCGGGGACGTGGAGCGGCGCGGGCGGGGTGATCACGTCGCCCGGGGGCAGGTCGCCGGGGCCCGCAGTGTCGAGCCAGCCCGGGGTGACGCGCAGCGAGCGGGTGCCGCCCGGCTTGCCGGTGATGCTGATCTTCCCGGGCTTGCCCGTGCGGTCGGCGGCGCGCTTGGCTGCGGGGTCGGCGCTCGGGTCGGGGATGACGACGGTATCGACGTTGTGGGCGCCGAGCGCGGCGAGAAGGTCGGCGCGCAGGCGCTCGCGACGGTCCTCAGCGAGAGCAGCGACGCTGCGGGCGTCCTCGTACTCGTATGCCAAGCGCGCCAGCCCGGGGGCGACGTGCTGCCCCTCGCGGCTCCACAGGCGCACGGCGATGGCCGCGTCGTCGGGAACGCCGACAGGCACGGGCTCGCCGTCGATGATGTGCCGCTGGCGCCACTCGCCCACGGCCTCGATGAGCGCGGCGAAAGCAGCGTCGGCGCCGTCGTCCCAGACGAGGCGGACGCGCCGATGCCAGTGCGGCGAGGGCCAGCACCACAGGTCGATCCAGGCGGCCTCGGACTCGCCGCAGGCCCGGACCACGCCCAGCTCGACGAGGCATTGCAGGGCGTAGGCGCGGGGCACGGCGGGGCCCTGTGGATCGGCGAGGGTCGCGGCGAGGCCGTAGCCCTGCGGCGCGTCGGGGGCGTAGTCAAGCAGCGCGCCGGGGGACCGGGGGATCTTGGCTTGGACGAGGCCGAGCACGTCGGTACTCTCATCGTCGATGCTGCCGCTGATCGCCAGCGCGTCGGGCGACACTGCGAGCCACGGGATCGTCGGGTGCGTCCAGCGCGTGATGTCGGTGTAGAGCGCGCCAGCGTCGAGCGGGTGGTGCATTTCGTACTCGGCGAGGGCCGCGGCCTCAAGCCTGTTCCCGACGGCGCGCGGGTCGTCGGGGGTTGACGGCTCGGGGTCGCGGGGGATGGCTCCGCGCTTTTGGGCGGCGAAGCGGGCGGGCGACACGAAGCCCAGGCCGAAGATGGCCGGGATGTCGCTGGCGCCGATCATCGGGTAGCCGTCGGGGGCGGGGGTGGAGCGGGCGGCGAGCCATTCGGCGCGGTCGGGGTAGGTGGCGACGGGCATGTCAGCGGTCCTCGGTGGTGGTTGGGGTGGCGAAGGCGGGCGAGTCGAGCGGCGCGCCGACGATCTCGCGGTACAGGCGCAGCGTGGCCCAGCCCGCGTGGGTCAGGGGCGTCGACGGCGAGAAGACCGACGACGACGGCTTGTACCTCCGATCGATCAGGCCGCGGCAGCCGAGCGCGGACATGCGCTCGGGGGGGACGTGGTGGGTGGTCGCGCCGGGCGGGTAGGACAGGTGATGCAGATCGTCGATCATCGTCGGGTCAGTGTTGAGGATCTCGATCAGCGCGCCGTGGGAGGCGAGGTGGTCGCGGGCGGCGTCGAGCCTGCCGCGGGTGGCGATCAGGTTGTGGTGGGCGCTGGTCTGGCGCTTCTCGGCCCGGATGCGGTCCTGCGTAGCGGCGCGGTCCTCAGCGACCGCTTCCACCTCGGCGGCGCGCAGGCGGTCGACATCGGCGCTGGCGGGGGTGGAGCGGGCGAGGGCGGCGGCTCGGATCTCGGCGGGAGTCATGTCAGGCTCCTGTCTGTGGTCTTGGTGCAGAGAGGCCCCGGGTTGCCGTTCGTATGCGGCTCCACTGGCGCTGAGACGCCAATCGGCGCACCCGGGGGCTGCGGGCGCCGTGCGGTTCGTCGGGGTCCGCTGCCCGCCGGCCGGGTCAGGTTGCCTGCGCGCTCTCCCGGCCGGGTCTGAGCGGCGCGCTTGAGATGGTCAGTCGACGGCGACGTCGGGCTCGGTCGGAGCGTCTGGATACCGAAAGTACAGCAGGAAGAGGCGGCGCTTCGTCAGCGAAAAGAAGTCGTGCGGCCCCGCCTCCTTGTCTGCCGGGTCCCGTGCTGGGGTGTAGAACCGGTTCCAGGCGCGAGACCGCTCGGGGCCATCCCCTGTGATCGCGGCAGCCACCCGGATGTCGGAGCGCAGCGCGTCCCACTCCGGACCGTGCATGTCCTTGACGCCCAGCTCAAGGATGAGCGTGTCGGCGTCGGCATGCGCCAGTCGGCGCCACTTTGCGTCGCGGGCGCGTTTGGCGTGGCCCGCTGGTGAGAGGGTGATCTCGCCTCGGTCTACCTTGGCGTAGAAGTCAGCCTCGAACTCTTTGATCGTCCATCCCATCGGTGCTCCTGGGGGGCCGGCGCGTCGGGCGCTCGGGACACCCCCAGCCTATGCGGTCGGCTGGCGACGTGCAATAGCGGCTGCGCAGATTGAGCGAAGAAAGTTTGTGGCGGTCTGCGGTGGCGGCTATTGCGCGTCGGTGGCGGGTGCGATAGCGTGGGTGGGCGCTGCTGGACTGCGGGCGCAGGAGGTGAGTGATGAGTGACGTGGTTGAGGTTCAGGTGTTTGTCGAGCCGGGCGCGCAGGCGCCGGTTCAGGGCACGCCCGGTGCGGCGGGGTGGGATCTGGCGGCGCGGATCGAGTCGCCGCTGCGGATCAACCCGGGCGACCGGGTGACGGTGCGCACCGGGCTTTGGCTGGCGATCCCGGACGGCTTCGAGGGGCAGGTCCGGCCGCGCAGCGGACTGGCGCGCGCATACGGGGTGACGGTCGCCAACGCGCCCGGGACCGTCGACAGCGACTATCGGGGCGAGGTGCTCGTGCTGCTCGCCAATCACGGTCCTCGGGCGGTGGTGATCCTGCCGGGCGAGCGGATCGCGCAGCTCGTGATCGCGCCGGTGCCACAGGTGCGGCTCTCGGTGGTCGACAGCGTCGAGGCCCTCGGGGCGACGGCGCGGGGCGAGGGTGGTTTTGGTTCGACCGGTCGGGGCGAGGTGCCGCTGTCGGCGCCGGCGGCCGATTCGGTGGATGGGCAGCTTGGCTTGTTTGCCGCGGTCAGCGACTGCGGCCCGATGGAGGTGTGATCATGGGTTTTCAGATTGAGGCTTCGGCGTTGAAGGCGGCTCTCGCCGTGGTGCGGCCGGCGGTGGAGGCCAAGGGTGCGAACCCTTTGGCGGCCTACGTGCAGGTCGTCGTCGGGCCGGAGTCGGTGGCGGTGACGGCCAACCGGGGCGACATCTCGATGCGGTCGGCGTTCAAGGCCGACCCGGGCGATACCTGCGAGGTCGTCGCCCCGCATGACCGGCTGTCGCAGATCGTCGGCCTGTACGACGGCCAGACGCTGACGATGGCCTACAAGCCCGGGACGCGGGCGTTGACGATCCGGGCGGCGAAGGCTTCGCACGTCTTGACCTGCGCGGACCCGAAGGACTGGGCGCCGCTCGACTGGGCGGCGAAGGGGCGCGGCACCGACCTGCCCTCGCCGATCATCCTCGCCGCGGCGGGGTGGTCGCACCTGTGGGGCGTGGCAGGGTACGCGAGCGGCGACGTGAACCGCTACGGGTTGGCCGGCGTGCACCTGGAGCGCGTCGGCGACGGCGAGACGCTGCGGGCCGCGGCGACGGACGGCTCGCGGCTGTGCTGGCGCGGGGCGCGGGCCGAGGCGACGATCCCGATCAGCGGGGCGGACCTGCCGCGCAAGGCGCTGATCTCCCGCGAGATGGCCGGGGTGCTCGGCAAGGCGGCAGGCAGCGCAGGCGCCGAAGACCTCTTCGCGCTGACCGTCGGTGAGCGCGTGGCGGTGTGGAGCCAAGTCGACGCCGATGGTGATGAGGTCGGGTCGCTGCGGGTGCGCTTCTCGCTCGTCGAGGGCGAGTTTCCCGACTATCGGCAGGTCATCCCGGGCGGCATCAAGCGGACGTGCACGGTCAAGGTCGCCGTCTTGGCGACGGCACTGCGGTCGGTGGCGGTCAGCGCGACTGACAAGCAGTCGTCGGTCCGGTGCTCCTTCGAGGAGGGGCGGCTTCTGCTCTCTGCCCAGGACGCCGGCGGCAAGGGCGGCGAGGCCCGCGCGGAGGTCGAGTGTGACTTCGACGGCTCGCCGCTGTCCACGGGCTTTAACGCGACGTATCTCGATGCCGTCTTGCGCGGGGCGTCCGGCGACAGCGTGACGGTGCATCTCGGCGAGGCCCTCGACCCGTCGATCTGGCTCGGCGAGCTGTGGCGCCCGCAGGCCGGGCGGCTGGCGGACGTGGCCGATCTGGTCGTCGTGATGCCGATGCGGCTGGACTGATGAGCGCGCCGCAGGACGTCATGTCGATCCGTCTGGCCACGATGGAGGCGCGCGAGAGCGCACTGCGGGCGGCCCTGATCGATGCACAGACGCGCTTGCGGCGCGCCGGTGGTGGTCAGGGTTGGGATGCCGCGGCGTTCGCCGCCCTGTCCGCTGACGTCGCCGGCCTGCGCGCGGAGGCACAGGCGCAGCGGCAGCGGGCGGACGAGGCCGAAGAGCGCGCCGAGGACGCCGATAGGGCGCGGCGCGAGGCCGAAGCGGACGCTGCCGCGCTGCGCAGGCAGCTTGCCGCGGCGCTGCAGGGGGCGGGTGAGCGCACCGCCCCCGGGCTGCCGCAGGCGCCGAGGCCCGCGCGGCTGGCACCCGTCCGCGGCGTGGCCTCGCCGGCAGCCACGCCGGAGGAGGCTGTGCTATGGGTCGTCTCGTCGGGGTCGCGCGTGCGGGCCCAGGCGGGCGGCAAGATCACGAAGGAACGTCTGCAAGCCGATGATGCCGCGGCGTTCCTTGAGGCGGTCTTCGCCGTGCGGGCGGCTGCGGAAGGGACCGCAGCGCGTGCGCAGGCACACAGCCGGGCGCTCGCCGAGATGGCGGCGCTGGCCCGGAAGGCTTGAGGTGGTGATGCAAGAGTGGAAGCGTGAAGCGATGGACTGTGCGATGATCGTGCCCAAGGCACAGACACCGCTTGACCTTGACGGCAAGGGTGAGCGGCAAGACGGCACCGTCGATCAGGTCGTCTCGGTGCCTGTCGACGGGTGGGGGCTGTATGTCGACGGCATACGGACGGGGGTGCACGTCACGGACTACGACCCCTGCGCGCAGGCGGAGGTCTGTAGCCGCTCGGGCAAGCCGGACCCCAAAGGGCGGGTGCTGTCCGCATGGGGCGCACCCGGCTGGGGCGTGGTCAGCCTGTGGGGGCGGCGCCTTGACGCGGGCGCCGGAGAAGGGCGCGCGGAGATCGTCGAGGCGGGCCAGCGCCGGGCCCTGACGTGGTGGCCGCTGCTCTCGGAGCGGCTGCCGTGGCGCGAGGGGCGCGAGGCCACGCTGAGGGCAGCGCAGGCGGTTGGCGCCGAGGTCTGGTCGTGGTAGGCTGGTAGCCTGCCGCTACACCCCGCACCTAGCCCCGCTGGACATCCGGCGGGGCTGTCTTTTGCGCCGCGCCATCGTCTGACCGCTTGACCGGCGGTGCGGCGTGGGGTAGGCTGCCTGTGCGGCGCCCCACGTCGCGATGGTCGCTCTGGTCTGGTGATCCCTCCTCCTCCTGTCTGCAGTCCGCCCCCGCCGGTTTCGCGCCGGCGGGGGTCCGTCTTTGCGGGTGTGGGATGCATGGGGTAGGCTGCGGGGCACCACGCCGGGGAGAGCATCCCCGGCCCGACGGCTGCCCGGGGCGACTCGGGCGGCCGTCTTCTGTGGTGGGGGCGTGGTAGGCGGACGAAACAAAGGCGCCCGCGGGGGCGCCTTGTTGCAGGATGGGGGCTTGGTTTAGAACAAGCGGCCTTGGGTTGGGGGCACCCAAGCCGGGGGCCGGTTCAAGGTGACCCACTCCTCCTGCTGCTTGCTGAAAGTGCGCTTCTGCCCGACCCTCTCCCCGTCGATGCGCACCGCGTGCCACCCCTCGGCGACCAGCTCGGGGATCGCCTCCGCCTCGCTGATCGCGACCGTGGCCCCAGCGGCGGCCCAGCGGCGGGCGATGGTGACCTGCTCGGCCCGCGGTAGCAGATTGGCGTACTGCGTGGTGTTTTCGTAAGGCCCATCCATGTAGGCCACGGTGCCGGGCGGGAGCGCGGGCGGGTCGATGTCGCGGGCGTCGGGGTGGATGAGGGCGGGGACGTCGCCGGGCGCCGCATCAAACCGGGCGCCGATCTTGTCCGGCGTCTGCGGCACCCAGACGCCGCTCGCCCCGCGCCGATCTGTGAAGGCGCGCCCCAGGGCTACGACATCATTGAACGCTGCGAACGGCTCCCGGCCCGGTTGAGTCCACTTCTGGCCGATAGCCCACCTCGCCACCTCCCTCGGGTCCACCTCGCGGGCGTCGGGCACCACCACCGCGGGCACGTCGCCGGGCGCTGCCTCCATGCCCTCGGCGGTGCGCTCCGGGGGCGAGCAGAACGCCGCGCCGCCGAAGGTGGCCCCGCCGTCGCCCGTGTTGATCCAGCGGCCTTCGGTGTCCGACCATGCGGTGTTGATCAGCCGGTTCGACGCCGTGATCTGCGCCCAGCGCGCCACCTCGCGCGGGTCGATGTGCCGGGCGTCGGGGGTGATGGTGGCCTCGGGCATGACCGGCGCGGCGGCCCACCTCGAGGCCAGCATGTCGGCGGTGTCGCCGTGCCCCTCGCCGCTACCGCTGCCCGTGCGGGCCTCCGCGAAGCCGGACTCGGGCGAGCCCCGTCGGTAAGCCCACTGGCCGGTGATGACGGCCCGCGCCACCTCCCCCGCGTCCACCTCCCCCTCCGGCAACTTCGGCGGCCCCTCCGCGCGCAGGCGCTCCCACAACGCGCGCGGGTCTTCGGCGGCCCACCCGCGGATGATGGCGGCGGCGGCGCGGGCGAGCGGGGCTGAGCGGTAGGCATGGAGGAGGAGCCGCACGCCGGGGTCGGGCTCGCACCACAGGTAGGCGGCGGCGCGCTGACCGGGGCGGAGGCCGAGGATGCGCAGGATGGCGTCGGCGTAGCCACTTTTCGAGCCCATCCGGCTGACAGGGGGCTTGGCGCCGTCGCGGTGAAGCCGCAGACTGAGGGCGGCGGTGCCGGCGCAGAGTTCGACGAAGAGCGGGATCGGCGTCACGCCCTCACCTCCACCGCCCGCCCCACGGCCCCGCAGGACGGCGCAGGGCGGCCTGTGCGGGTGTAGCCGGTCGGCAGGGCAGGGGCGGCGCGCGGCGTGGCCTGGGGGCGCGTGGCGGGGCCCAGGGCGTGCTCGGCGAGGGTGAGGAGGGCGTCGGCGAGGGCGAGGCGGAGGTCAAGCATCGCCGGACTCCTCTGGCGAGGGGTACAGGCGCAGCCATCGGCCCGCGGCGTGGTCGACGGCCTGACGCTCGCCGTAGGCGGAGCCGCCGCAGGTCAGGCGGCAGCAGGTCAGCGTGGCCTCGAAGATCGCGACCCGGGTGCCGCAGTCCTCGGGGCGGAGTCGGTCAGTCCGCAGGGTGGGCGCCCCGCCGCACCGGGGGCAGCGGAGGCCGGCGGTGGGCGGGGCGTCGGGGGTATCGAGGCGGTCGTGGTGGTCGCGGGTCATGCGGGGTCCTTTGCGGCGAGGCGGTCCTGCCAGCGGCGGATGGCTGCGGCGACAGCGTCGCCAGCCTCTGGGCCGGTGCCCGACAGACTGCGGTTGCAGGCCGGGCAGCCGATGACTGCTTTCCAGCGGGCGGTGTCGTTGATGATGCCGATGTCGCGCTCGGTGCGGCGGTTGAGCCTCAGCGGGCCGAAGCAGCGGTCGCAGACGATGGCGTTTCCGGTGGGGAGGTTGTCGGTCATGCGGGCTCCTGTCTGCGGTCAGGTCAGAAGGGCAATCCATCGTCGCCGTAGTCATCGGCCGGCGCGCTGGGCTTGGCGGTGGCGCGCTGCGGGGGCGCTGAGGTCCGGCCGCCGTCGTCGCGGGCCGGGGCGCGGCTCGGGGCGGTGGTCTGGCCCTGCGCGTCGTCGCGGGCGCCGCCCAAGAGGCGGATCTCGCCGGCGATGATCTCGGTCGACCAGCGCTTCTGGCCGTCCTTGTCGGTGTACTCGCGGGTTTGGATGCGACCCTCGACGTAGAGCTGCTTGCCCTTCTTGCCGAAGCGGTCCATCAGCTCGGCGAGCTTGCCGAAGCAGACGACGGAGTGCCATTCGGTGTGGTCGGTCCACTCGCCGGACGAGCTCTTCTGGCGGTCGGTGGTGGCGAGGCGCAGGCTGGCGACTTGGGTGCCGCCGGCGGTGTTGCGGATCTCGGCGTCGCGGCCGAGGTTGCCGATGAGGGTGACTTTGTTGACGGTCATGAGGGCTCCGTGGGGTTGCGGTCGGCGGTCAGGCCGTGGTGGGCGCGGTAGGCGGCGGCTTCGAGGTCGCCGAGGTCGGCGATGACGCGGGCGATCTCGGCGTTGAGCGACGCGGGCCAGCGCTTGCCGCGCCAGCCGAAGCGGGCCGGTTCGCGGAAGGCGTCGAGCCAGTCGCAGCCGTAGGAGGTGAGGGGGCGGGTCAGGTAGGCGTAGCCGGCCGGGTGGATCTCGCGGAGGTGGTCGAGGTAGGGCCGCAGGGCGGCGCGGACCTGATCACCGGTGGCGCGCTCGATGGCGGCGGCTTCGGTGTGGTCGGTGTTGTCGGCGGGGTCCGGTGGCATCGGGGCTCCTTGCGCCGGTGGGGCGCGTGGGGAGGGTATCGCGGGCGGGCGAGGGGTGCAATAGGTGGGGGGCACAAAGGCGCGCCAGCGGGTGAGGCTGGCGCGCCTTGGGGTGGAGGGGTGGTCAGAACGGCGCGGCGAAGGGGTTGGCGCCGGCGCGCTCGGTGAAGAGGGCGCGCACGGCGATCGCATCGTCGAAGAGGGGCCAGCCTGCTTCGGTGAGGTTGCGGTACTCCTCCGCTGCAGCGAAGAGGCCCGGGTGCCGGTCGAGGGTGCGGCGCACGATGGCGGGCAGGTCAGGGTCGCAGTCGGCGTCGAGCAAGAACGGCTCGGCGAGCGCCCAGGCGTCGAGCACGTCTTGGATCGGCGACAGGGCGCCGGTGGTTGGGTCGGCGCAGGTCGTCACTGCGCCCTCAAGATGGCAGAGGATGTCGTAGAGATCGGCATTGCTGACAGGCTCGGTGTGCTTGGTCATGCGGGCTCCTGTTGGCTGCGGGCGCGCAGCTCGGCGGCGGTGAGGGGATCGATGGCGGGCGGGAAGGCGGGACGTGGATCGGGCCACTCCCAGCGCGGGGCGCCGGCCCAGGTGCCTTTGGCTTGGAAGTGCTCACGGGCGGCGGCGCGGGCCTCGGCGCTCTCGTCGTTGGCCCAGAGCAGCAGGTCAATCAGCAGGGTCGCTTGGTGGCGCGACAGGGCTCGGCGAGCGACGGCGGCGCGCACCCGGTCGCGCGTCTCCTTGCACGGGTAGAACCGCAGGGGGCCGCGCTTGCCGTCAACGAGCTTCTCCAAGCGGCCCCATTGTGGGCCTGTCGCGGTCGGCGGGGCGGCAGCGCCCAAGCCGGTCAGGGCGGTCGCGAGGTAGGGGCGCCGCATCGTGTCGGTGTTGAGTGCGGGCAGGGCCGGGTCGATGGCCTCGCGCAGCCAATCATCCACCGGCATCGTTTTGACAGCGTTCTTGCCTGCCTTCTCGGCGCGGTCGGTCAGTGCGCCGCGTTCGGTGGACTCGGTGGCGGTCGGCGGCTCGACCACGTCGCCCAGCGCATCAGCGTGGTCGAGGCCCCACTTGCTCATCAGTGCCAGCGGGTCGAAGATCACGCCCTCGCGCTTGCCGGTCTTGGGATCGGAGCGCAGCACGCGGCCGACCTCTTGCACGAAACGGACCTTGGCACCGACGTTTCGGCGAAGGGCGAGGCCGCGCAGCCACGGGAAGTCGGCGCCCTCGCTGAGCATCGAGACGTGGACGAGGACGGCGAGCCGACCGGCGCGCAGGTCGTCGATACGACGGGCCTGCTCGGTCGCGCTGATCTGACTGTGGATCGAGGCGGCAGGCCAGCCTTCGCCGGTCAGGCGCAGCGCGAAGGCTTCGGCGTCTTCGATGGACGTGGCGTTGGTCAGCGTCGGGCCCGGCAAGCCATGTGCGCGGAACATCGCGATCAGGGCGTCATCCACGTCGGGCAGGTCGTCGTCGGGCCATTCAATGACGCGCCACGGGACGATGACACCTTCGGCAACGCCGCGGCGCCAGTCGTAGCGGTACACGACCTCATCCCAAAGGGTCAGGCTTTCCCCGCGCTGGGAGCGGTAGGGGGTGGCTGTGACCGCGACCCGGAAGCGCGCAGCGATGCGCTCGATGCCCGCCTTGACCCCTTCACCTTCGGAGCCGTGGGCCTCGTCGACGAGCAGAAGATCGCAGGTCAGGGCCTTCTCTGCGAAGGCTTCGATCAGGCTGTCGAGGCTCGCATAGCAGGCGACGGTCGCCCGGCCGATCTTCTTGCGCGCGCCGTACCACTGACCGGTGCCGGGGACGAAGAGGCCGATGGTCTCGGCAAGCTGCCGCACGAGGTTCTGGCGCGGGGTGAGGATGACGACGCGCAGCCCTTTGAGGCAGGCGGCGCGGCTCACCTCGGCGAGCAGGACGGACTTGCCAGCGCCCATGAAGGCGTGGATGACGGGGCGTTGACGCTTGGCGAGGGCGCGCCGGATGGCTTCGAGGGCCTCGGTCTGCCATGCGCGCAGAGGGAAGGGCGGGGCGTCAGGGATCGGGACCGCGGCGCCCGGGTTGCGAGGGCGGGCGGCGGCGTTCACTCGGCACCGCCCGGATCGGCCGAGCCTGCGCCGCGCCGACGCTTGGTGGCCGCCTTGTGGCAGGGCTTGCACAGGGCTTGATAGGTGCCGGTGCGGATGAGGCCGGCAAAGAAGTCGAGCGGCTTGTGCGGGTGTGCGGCGAAGTGGTCGCGCAGGCGGTTGTTCTCACCGTAGCGCCAGCGGAAGCCCCACCAATCGGCCTCGGCCTCGGCGCCTCCGAGCTTGATCAGCAGCTCGTCAACCATCTCGGCGTGCTGCGGGGCGATGTGGTCGACCTCGTAGCCGGCAGACAGATCGGCGCCGCAGTCGGCCTCTTGGCAGACCTTCGGTGAGCCCAGGCCGGCGAAGACCTCGGCGCGCATGACGCTCCAGACGTCCCGCAGGGTCGCACCGATGAACGCACGGGGCGTCCGGTCAGTGAAGCGCGGCGACCGGTAGCAGCCGCCGATCCAAGCCATGCGGGCGAGCGGCTCGACGAAGCCCCGACCATCGGGCGGCAGGTCGTTGGGCTGCCACGCGAAGTGGTCGCAGGTCATGCCGCTCAGGATGGCGAGCGGGTGGCTGTTTTGGAAGGCCAACAGGTCAGGGTCGTCGCACCGGACACTGGCGCGGTAGTGCGAGCCCCGAACGCTGAATGGCAGGGCGTCGTCAAGGATGACCTTGGCGCGCGCAAGAGTGATCGTCCCAGCCTTGCGGCTGGATGCCTTTGTTTTCATTGCTACCCCTTACCTGCGCCGCCGCCTGCCCGGCCCGCCCCCTTTCACACGAGCTGGCCGGCTCGCGGGCGGCTCAGGGCCGCGGGGGCGGGGTGCCCAGAGGGGCACGGGCGGGGTAGCGCCGCCTGCAGGGTAGCGCGCCGCCGGCTGGGCGTCAAGCGGGCGCCGCGGGGGGTGGCCGGGTGGTTGAGCGGCGCCGCTTGACCTTCGGTGCGCACGGGGGTAGCCTGTCAAGCGCGCCGCTCGGGATTGGCCTCCCGGTCAAGCGGCGCGCTGGGAAGGGGTAGCAATGCAGCAAGATCCTTGGGATGCGGCGGGCCCGCATCCGGCGGACGACCCGCGCCCTGGGACGGGCGTCTGGGACGTGTGCGCCGGGTGGGTCCACAGTCGGTGGATGGTGCCACGTCGCTTGTACGGGTGGCAGTTGGTGGAGCGGTTGACGAAGCCGTTGATCGTCGAAGAGAAGACCGCAGCGCCGGTGTGGATACCGGGGCGCCTGCGGCCGGACGAGGAGGGCAGGCTGCGCCGGTGCAAGGCGAACGTCGAGGCGCTCTCGATGCTGATCCTCGACTGCGATGACGGGACGCCGGTGGAGCGACTGCGGGCGATGGGTGATGGAGCGGCCGATGCGGTCGGCGGGGCGTACTCGCTGCTTCGCATCGGCCACACGTCGTTCTCGCACACACCGGCGAAGCCGAAGGCGCGCATCGTCTTCCCCCTGTCCGCACCGGTCGCGGCCGAGCGCTGGGATGCCGTGTGGCTGGCCGCGCAGCGGTGGGCGGCTTCGTGCGGCGTGGTGATTGACAAGGCCGCCAAAGACCCGTCGCGGTTGTGGTTCTCAGCGGCTGCGCCGCCGGACCGGGCGCACCTCTTCGAGTCGTGGGTCGCGGGCGGGACCTTGGCGGCGGCCGGGTGCGACGCACCGCAGGACGGGGCGCCGGCGCTGCTTGACCCGGCGTGGCTGGTCCGGTCGTTCCCTGCGCCGCCGGTGGAGCGCGCCAACAGGCCGATCACCTTGGCGCGGTTCGGCGCCGATGACGTGCCAGTGCACGAGCGCCGGGCGAAGCGCATGCACGGGCTCTTGGCGCATCGGGTCGCGCACCTGCAGCAGATCCCGCCGGGCGGGGGGCAGGCGATGTCGTGCTTCGGCAACGGGCGGCTCGTCGGGCAGGCGACCGCAGCGGGCTTGGTGCCGGACCCGGATGCGTGGCTCTTGGCCTTGGTGGACGCGGGCATGGCTGCAGGCTTGCCCGAGAAGCGCACCGCCGACAACGTGCGCCGGGGCTACGCTCTGGGGCTCACAGAACAGCTTGATCAAGGGGTGTCCGATGAGTGAGAGCAAGAGGGGCGCGGGCGGCAAGCCGGAGGGCGGTCGGAGCGGGGCGGGCGAGGGGCGGGTCAAGGTGCCCCCGCCGCCGCGGCAGCCTGCAGCCGATGCGCGGGCCTCGCTGATCCACACGATCCGGTCGCGCATGGTCCATCCGGCGGGAGCCGTCGAGATGGATGAGCACGGGCGGCAGGTCTTCGTCAAGTCGCCGATCCGGTGCCTGGAGAACATCGAGGTCGCGCTTGGGACTGATCCTGTCTTCGCCAAGAAGATCGACTATGACGGCTTTGCGGGCAGGTTGAGCTACGACGGCGCCGAGGTGACCGATGCCGTTGTGACTGAGATCACCATCGGGCTCGGACGCACCTTCGATCTACGGGTGCCGTCTGCGCAGGTTGCTGAGGTGATGGGCTACCTCGCCGAGCGCAAGTGGGCGCGCAACCCGCTGCAGGACTACTTCGCCGGGCTCGTCTGGGACGGCGTACCCCGGATCGACCTGCTCTTGACGCGAGCCCTCGGCGTCGCTGACAGCGGGCTGCACAGGGCGATCAGCCGGGCGTGGGCGATCAGCGCGGCGGCGCGTGCGCTCAAGCCGGGCTGCAAGGTCGATACGGTGCTGATCCTCGCCGGCAAGCAGGGCGCGGGCAAGTCGACGTGGTGCCGCACCCTGTTCAGTGATCGGTTCTTCTGCGATACCCGGTTCAAGCTTGGCGACAAGGACGCGCTGCAGGGCCTTCGCGGCGTCTGGTGCTACGAGCTGGCCGAGCTGGCGAGCACGCGAGCGAAGGACGCCGAAGAGGTCAAGGCGTTCCTGTCGGCACAGGAGGACCGGTTCCGGCCGCCCTACGGCAAGTCGATGATCACGCTCAAGCGGTCCACGATCTTCGTGGGAACAACGAACCAGCCGACGTTCTTGGCCGATCCAACCGGGGCGCGCCGGTTCTGGCCGGTGACGGTCGGCAAGATCGACCTCGCATGGACGGCGGCGCACCGAGATCAGCTCTGGGCGGAGGCTGCAGAGGCTTTCCGCAAAGGTGAGCCTTGGTGGCTGGATGACGCGCGAGAACAGCAGATCGAGGACGCGCGGGGCATCTACGAGCACGATGACCCGTGGCACGGCTCGGTTCTCGCGGCATGTTCCGACGAAGGTCGACGGATCGAGGGGGTGACAGCTCGCGAGGTGCTTATGCAGACCTTGGGGAAGGACTTGGCCGACTGCTCGCGGGGCGACGAGATGCGCGTCGCCGGAATCCTCGGGGCGATTGGGTGGGTCAAGAAGCGGTCGCAGGTGCTCGGGCGCCGCGAGATGCGGTGGTTCCCTATGACATAAACCGCCCCGCTCTATGCAGTCCTGCAGGGGCGATGAGCGGAGCCGCTTGTGATCTTGAGTACACCCCGGCAGACGCTACAACGTCGCCGGGGTGCTGCTTTTAGCGGTTGTCCGCTTCGATGGGTGTGGCAGACCTCTGTTCAGGTGGCCGTCGAGGTGTGGCAGGATGGGCGCCGTTGTGGTCGGTGTTCTCGTCGTCGTGCCACACCTCATGCCATAGATCATCGGTTGAGGTGTGGCAGCGAAAGTCGGCCTCTTTCCCCTTCTATCTACTCTCTGCCATACCTGTTCAGTATAAAAGTAGAGTAGAAGTAGTGGGAGGGCTGCATAATCAGTGCATACGGAGCGCATAGGAGTCTGGAGTTTTGCCGAAAAGGTGTGGCAGGTGTGGCAGCGGACCTAAAGCCAGCCTCAATCCTACAGCTTCGCTGCCACACCTCGACCCCAGAGCTATGGCACCGCGTGGCAAGGTGTGGCACCGCCAACGATGTCAGCACCTTAGCGGCGCCATGAGGTGTGGCAGGGCGCAGTGGTCCCGGGCCGACCTCCAGCGGCACCGCATAGAACCGCCGCGCGTATGCAGACGACTGCATAGAACCGGGCCGCCGCATGCACGGCATCGCATAGTCGGCCCCGCGGAGTAGCCCGCCCGCCTATTGCACCCCCGCGCCCCCTGCGCTACACTGACACCAGCGGCCGCCGGGCCAAGCTCGGCGCGAGCACCCCGACCGGTGGGGCATCACCGGGCGGGAGGCGCGGCGGTCGCTCTCCACCCGGTGCCTCGTGCCGCTACCCGCAGTCCTGCCGGCCCAGCCCTCCCCCGACGACGGGCGGCCCGATTGGCTGCGCTCGGCGCCGCAGGTCGCTGTTGACGTGTGGGCCTTCGTCCGCGGGCTGGGGCACGGCGAGTACGTCACCCAAGCCGCGCTGATCGAGGCCGTGCCTGCGGTGGTCGACGAGCGCGGAGCAATGCGGGTCGAGGCTGTCAGCACGCTGCGGGCTCTGGACGTGCGGCGCGAGTATGGGCCGATCATCGACGGGCGCGCCGAGGTCCGCTGGCGCCGCGCGCCGTGGCAGGCACCGGCGCCCTGCAGCAAGTGCGGGCGCGGTCGGTGACTATGCCGATCAGCGCGGCACTTTCGACGAGGCGTATCATTTATGATACGATGGGGGCATGTGCCAAGGGGCGCATCCCCCCGGGTGCCCTTTCCCTAGATCGGA